CGTGCTTGGTATTATTGTTGGGCGTAATTGGAATAAGTACGTAAAAGAGTAAATAACATTATAAAACGCAAATAAAATGAGAAAGATAGAACAAAGAATGGTTAACGCTATAAATAATAAAGTTAACTACAGAGAAAGTAATACAGAAGTAATTGTTAAGGGTGCAAATGTATTTGTACGCTTGTATGATACATATATATATGCAAAAGTACGTGGCAAGGTGTATTTTTCCGATGGCGGTTTTAATACGGCTACAACTAGCAGCCGTTTGCGTGCGCTTGGTGCAGACTACAGTACAAATAACAAATTGTGTGGCTGCAAACTTACTAGCCAAAAGGAAATGCTTAATTTGCGTTATTACGGCAAAAAGACAATATCATAAAACATATTGGATAGGTGCAAAGATAGTCGGTATCTGTTTACGGTTCGATTCCGTTTGCACCACAAAATATTGCTTAAAAGTTACTATAGCCGTGAGTAGTTAGAGACTACCTCCAAAAGCGAGATTTGGCACGGCACAAGTTTAATATAAAGATAGGAGAAAATAATCATGTTAGCAACAGATAAGCAAATAAAGTATCTTTGCGCCTTGGCTGATAAGGTAGAAAAGATTAAGGCTATAAATAAGAGTGCAAAGGTTATTAAAGCAAATTTGCCTGAATATATAGATTGGGCAAAGGAAAGAAATAAAGGTGTAACCTCATTGGATGCAAGCATCCGAATAACAGCGTACAAAAGCATTATTTTCGGCTGCAATAATACATTTGTTCTCTGTAATATGAAACAAGTATAATAAACAAAAAAGATAGGAGAAAAGAGAATGAAAAAGTATATTGTAACTTTGGCAAATATGCCACAGAATCAAATAGCCTGCATTAATAACCATATTGCAGTAGGTAGTCTTTTTGAAGTTGGTGAGAGTATTACAGATAATACCCTTCACTCTGGAAAGAATATCGTAGATGATAAGCGAGTTATTGATACATTGGTATGGTACAAGCAACATCATCAAATCGGGAATGATTGTATATCAATCTTAGAGCCATTAAATGTGTAACTTTTAAAATTGGATATATGAGTGACAAAGAAATGAATTTGGCTATCTTAAACAAGTTGTATGAGATAGCTTTTGCAGTATGGGAGAAAATGGCAAAGGTAGCCGATTACGGCTCATATACTGCAAGCGAGATTGCTAATATGTTAAATAAGGAGTTCAATTTTAGTAATGAGCAAAATGAAGACGAAAAAGTAACTGTTAGTGTTTGTAAATATACTTGCAGTTTTCCTTTGAAGAATATCTTCTATTTTGTTTCAGTCTTTGAAAAGCTAGCGAGTGTTGGCAGAAATGCAAAACAATTTGTATTTGAAGAATCGGGCGAATTATTGGGAAAGGCTACCTTTGAAGTAAGCAAAGGAATGAGCGAGCTTTGCAAATTTGTTGCCGATGATGAGTTGCGCCCTGTTATGAACTATATCATATTGGATGCAGCTAATAATTGTTTGGTTGCAAGCGATGGAAAGAAATTGCTTTCTTTTCCTGCAAAGGTATTGGAACATTCGGGAGATTTATCTAACTTCTATATTTGCCCAAAGAAATTTGCTTTGATGTGCAAGAAAATGAAGAAGGGAGAAGTCTATAGTGTTACAGCAACAAAGGAAAGTGTGGATGGTAAGGAATGCAATAAATTAGAGTTTGATGGTATTGCTTCTAATATCGGATACATTGGCAGATACCCAAATTGGAAGAGCGTTTTCCCAAAGGTATCAAATGAACTCGCTTTGCACTTTGATAAAAACGCTTGGAATGAGATAAAGAAATTCTGTAAGGTTGCAAAGAAAGATGGTGCAAATACTATTAGTTTGCACGGCTTATCTGGAGAAAGTAAGATTACCTTATCTTATGATGATTGCAAGCGTGAATTGGCTATCGAAAACAAATTGCAGCATACATTTGAAGTCGTATCATTTATGATTAAGTCTATTGTTGCTTTCGATAGTGTTGATACATTATATCTCGGTATGTCTTCTTCTCATGCAGCAGTTGCAGCAAATAATCTTGGTAATATCTATTTGCTTATGCCAGCCGTATATGAGGATAGAGGTTATTCTATAGATACTAGATACGTACCTTTCGATATTGACGTATTGGAAGAGCGTGCAAATAAGCCTACAGAAGAAGTTATTCCTGCAAAGGTGGATAATGTTACAGCTGAGGAAAAAGAGTGCGCTACAGAGGAAAAAACAGAGCAAACGAATAAACCTGCAAAGGTAGTATCATTGGATAAGCCTAGCAATAAGTTTAGCTTTGATGTTATCGGTGTAAATGTAGGCGATGCACTTACCTTCATTGATGGCACAGAGGTTATTGCAGCAGAAGACAATAAGGTATCATTTTGTGGTGTACTGTTTACATTGTCTGGATTCTGCAAAGAGTTCATGCCCGATGATAAGCGAACAAAGAGTAACACCTATCGTGGATGTGCTTTCTTCTTTAAGGATGGCGTAAAATTGGAAAAGCTATTCAAGGATGCGCAAAAGAAATCATTGGTATCAAGCAAAGAAGAGATTGCAGCCGTACCTGATGATACATTGGATAGCGTGCCAAATGAGCATCAAGCGAGCGAGAAATGCACCGAGCGGACAATTACACCACCTACAAATGAAAACGTCTCAGAACGCAAAGAAACGGCATCAACCGCAAAGGTTGTGTATATCTCTATATATGTTCCGGTATGCTTGGATATTCCACATAACAATATACGGTTGGATATTGCAGCAATTAAGCCGTTAAATGCGGCTGTAGGCGATTGCTTATGTGGTGTTGGCAAAGTAGTACATACGCTACCTTTGCCACCTCCACGGAGCAAAGGAATGATTAAATTAATAACATATACAAACTTTTATAATACATCATAAAATGAACGTAAATCAATTAAGAAAGGCTATCAAAGTAGCCAAAGCAGAAAGTAAGGTAATTCATATTGCAATCCCTGATGTTCGTTTTCATATAGACTTCAATAACTGCAAGTATAGAGTAGACGGAACGAATGAGCTACTTATAATTAACGACTCATTTCTTAAAGATACTATCGTCTTGGATATTCATCAAATAATGTTTATCGAAACAAATTTCAAACATTAATCAATTAAAAGAAAGGAACGAAAATGAAAGTACATCACATAGCGCATTATGAATATGGAAGAAGACCACATTCAGAAATGAGAGAAAAGGAGTTTCCTACACGCTGGGAGGCTGAGAAGTTTTGTGAGGAATGGAGAAGAGAACATTATTGTTTTGGTGGTGCAGCATGGGCAGAAAGCATAACAGAGCCTAGACCTATAACCGCTAACGATATTCTCGCAGCCGCAGTAATTAAAAAGATTTTAAGATATTAGCAATATGATGAAGAAAATTTTAACTTTGAAAGAGTATTGGAGACTAATCAACGAGATAAGCGACTATCTCAGAGAAGACCATGACGCCATTACCACAAAAATCAACGGAGTGGAATATATAGTGTATAAACGTCTAAATCCCGACTATGTGGAGTTTCTGAACAACGAAACGAAGGAAGTCACTTTTGTTGATATCATAGACGAGCCAACCGAGGTTTCAAGTCTTTTGGTTCAGTCAGCAGTAAACGAGATAGAAATGGTTAAGTTATGAGCAAATTTATTGAAGTAACAACAAGAGCGAAGATGCTGATTAATACCAACGAGATAGCTTGCGTAGAACCAACCGAAGATTTTAACGGCAATTCATCTTGCATGATTACCCTCATTCATACAACAAAGAGTTGTACAGAGGGGCGCAAAATAATCACAAAGGAAACTTACGAAGAAGTTAAAAAATTAATTCAATGGTAAAGATATGAAAGTATATGTAGTTATCACTTCATACCAACATGGATTGGGTGAGGCAGTTGAGGTTGAGGCAGAAGTCTTCGATACCATATACAAGGCTAGAAAAGCGATGGAAGACAAAGGTCTGAACACATTGGAAAGCTATAAGCATTCATTGGATTGTGATGATTTCCAAATCAGCGTATCAGGCTCATTCTATCATATCTCTGACAACGAAGGTGAGACGTGGGATAATTTTGATATTGTTGAACAAGAATTAAAGTAATAAGACTATGGAGATTAAGAATGCAGCTTATTGCCCTATCAACGAGAAAGACCTTTGCCTTTATGAGTTAGTAAGAGATTTGTTCAATTATGGACAATATTCTTGGAATAAATACAATACAGAAATGGTTGGATTTGTAGGAAACGAGCCAGTATTGGTACGACAGGAAACCGATAACAAATTGTTGGTTAGATTCCTTGGCGATGCTTGGTGTCCTGATGTTGTTGAGGAATGGGTGAAGAGAATTGAACATGACAAGAACAATGATGTAGATTACGTGATTGATACTTATATGTTTGGAGCGATTGAGAATGACCGAGAGCGTAAAAGCAGCGATTTTCATGTATCATTCTATTATCGTGGATAATAAATAGAAGAAAGTAACGTTTTAAGTAATAAGAGATAGGATAGGAGATAGGAGAAATGAAGACAACAGAAATCAAGAATGAAGGTGGCGCATCTGTAAAATACGACATCGTGAACATCGGCTGTAAGGATTGTCCTTATTGCATGATGGCAGAAGGTCACTACCTTTGCCGTTCTGACAAAAGCTGCAACGCAAAGGCAAACATGACCGATGATGATGATGAGCCAAAGCAGAAAGTAATAATATACAGTCGTGTCTCTACTGAAAAGCAGACATTGGAGCAGCAAGAAAGAACAATCAACGAATGGTTGAATTGTCACAATCTCAAAGCTACTCACGAAGTGAAGGAGGAAGGAGTATCGGGTAAGGTATCTTATAAGGATAGAAACCTTGGTAAGGTAGTATTGCCGATGCTTGATAAAGGTGATATACTTATTGTGTCCGAAGTCAGCCGTATCGGTCGTTCTATGAGCGACATCAACAAGTTTGTGAATGACGAACTGAAACCACGTGGTGTGCGCTTGGTTATCGTTCAGATGGGCATTGACCTTGATTGCAGCCACCTGAAAGCGATTGACGAAATGCTTTTATTCGCTTTCTCATTCTCGGCACAGATGGAACGTGAACTCATACAGGAGCGAACACAGAGCGCATTGGAAGTACGCAAGCAGAAGTTGGCACAAGACGGAGAATTTATCTCAAAGTCAGGTAAGGTCGTTAAGAAGTTGGGCAGACCTAGAAAATGCGATTTATCAAATGCACAGAAGGCTGCATCGGAAAAGCGCAAGAAAGAGGCTGCTGAGAAACCTTGCAACAAGGCAATATGGAATGTGGTTAAGAAGTGTACCAATGACTTCACAGAATTAACCACACCTAACTTTGCGGATGCAGCTATGATGTTGCAGCAGATGGGCGTTTATTCGTCCACTGGCAAGGTTTTGACGAAAGAACTGGTAAGAAGTGCGTATTACAATCTACGCTCAGTCTATGGCAGTCAGGTTTATTTCAGACGTGGTTCTGCAAACTATCGTGTAATGCGAGAAAATGGTATGACTGATGAGGAGATTCAGCAGTATTACAAAGAGCTGAATAATAAAAACAATAATACAGAGGATGTTTAAGTTATGGCATTCTTAATAGCAATTTGGCTAATCGGCACATTGTTCGATTGCGCCATGGGCAGAAATAAAGATTAAAAATTCTGCCCTACACACAATATAATGACGCATATTGCGTTATCTTTTGAAAATAATATAAATAGTCTAGCCCTACGCAGCACGGTCAAGCGGATTATATGGAAAGAAACGACATAGTAGTATTGGAGAATCTTCAGCAAGAAGATGACCAGCCAAGATACCTCGTTGTATTAGCTAAAGAAATCGAAAATCATGCAGCAGATGGCAGCAGCTACGATTATTCTTTGAATAACGATGAGAGTGAGTGCGAGTATGATATGATGAAGGCTATAGAGAAGAAGTTCGGAATTAACACTGCCGAGTTGTCTCTATATGGAGAAGACAACGAACTTGAAGCTTGCATCGGTTCAGAAATCAGCGATGAGTTGATTGCTAAGATAAACGATTTCGCAAAGACCTGGAGAAAGGAAAACGAATGGTTCGACAGCCCAACATATTGGAACTATTTTGATGGCTCAAACTGGAAATCGGAGCTGTTGCATAGTGAAGAAGAATTTGCGAATAACAATCGTCAGTACGATTTGCTCGACAGTAACGACGATACTGCAAAGGAGGTTATTGAGGCATACGACAGAGCTGAGGATGTTCCAAGACAATGGGAAAACGGATATTCTACCTTCATTGATGAAGAAACTGGGTATGAGATTAGATTCTCTCAATGGTACGGACACGCAAGTATGGCAGACGTTTATTAAATTCATTATTATAAGCCCTCGCCAACACGGATAAGGCATTATATATGAAAAATATCTATGGAAAGACAGTATATCCAAAATACGAGATAGCTCTTAAACAGCACGTAAAAGGTAGCGTGGAAGACGATTACGAAAGTGTAGAGTTCGATGGAGCAGACAACTATAGAGAAGCTGTCAAAATGGCTAAGAAGTATTCGTTAGATATTGGCTCTGGGAACATTCGTTATAAAGAATCAGCATCATTAGATGCGGGTCTTGCGCAAGTAACCATAATCTGTTACTATTCAGACGATATATCAGATTATAATGAGGTGTGGCAAGAAGAATACATAAACGGAAAGAAAACAAAAAGATATTAAGCCCTCGCTAACACGGTTAAAGCATGATTATGAAGAAATATCAGATATATTACAATAATACTGTTGAGATAAACAATGTTGCAGAGTTTGATACATTGGATGAAGCAAAGCAATATTGTACCGACAATACGAAAGGGTATGATAAGGTATGCGACAATGATAACTGCTGGGAAGGTCGCAGCAATAATTTTCATTATGAAGTCTATGATGGAGTTAAGGAAATCCTAGATGAGGATGGTGATGTTGTTGATTTCAAAGACCCAGTTTACGAAACAGAGCAGTTTTATTGCGATTAATAAATCATTCAGCCCTCGCTATCACGGTCAAAGCAAAAGTATGAAGAAGAATATCGACAACTACATTGGCAGTATCGTTCACGACAACGAAGATGCCATTATGAATGGTTGGTACAGCAGCATTGCAGACTATATCATCCACAACGCTGAGAATGGTGCAGGTTGGTATGAGTACTTTGATGATTCAGAGACCGAGGATAACTTGGGTGAGCCAACACAAGAGCAAATAGACGAGTTGGAGGCTTATCTTGAAGAGAATTACAACTATCTGCCTGAGTAGTATGTATCGACCTCCAAAGACCACCAAAGAGCATTTGTTATTCTCCTTGGTGGTAGTTATAATATTACTAATTATTAAATACATTTTCAATTTATGAAAAAGATTTTAATGTTTATGGCAATTATGATTGCCGTGGTGTTTAGTTCTGCATCATTCACATCTTGCAGCAGTGATGAAGAAAGAGAAACTAGTTTTGGATTCCTGAAAGATACCTATATGACTATTGTCGGACGTTCGGGTAGAGTATCTTTTGTTGGCGATGCGTCATCTTGGAATAGTTCAAATAATTTTGTTGCCAGTGTAAGTAGTGATGGTATAATCACTGCAAATCACGTCGGCACGTGCGAGATTACCGCATCGTCAGATAGAAGAAGTGCGAAATGCACTATAAATGTAGAACCAATTTACGATACTTATATTGAACCTTTAACAATTTGGGGTGCTACTAGGTCAGAAGTAAAGGCATACGAAAAAAGACAAATTGTAAAAGAGGATGAAAGAAATATCTATTTTGATGGAGATGGTAAGTATGTTACAGGTTTATCATACAGCTTTGATAACGAAGGGAAATTGCATACAGTAATGGTATTAATAAAGCACGACCAAAAGCCATCCGTAGCAAAAGAACTTGCGGAATTTTTCAAAGAAAGGTACAGGGTTATTTCTGTTAGTGCATCCGACTCTTTCTTTTCTAACGGAAACGATAAAGAATCATCATCAACATTCGTTGATGTTCGCATAAACCAAAGAGGTTACGAGGATTATATGTTTGTATATTATACGAGATATAATTTCTAGCATTCCATTTCCCCATCTATCAAGTATAGGTGGGGATTTATTATATCCCAAAAACAAATTAATCGAATAATTAATAACTGCCAAATGTTAAAGTTTGGTTAAAGGATTACTTAGCACACGCAAGATTGGAATATTTTTCGTATCTTTGCAACGTTAAAAATCTTTGTGGTACGATTGCCGCATCTTCTTATGAGGGTGCGATTGTTGTATCTAATCTTATTGAATATAAAGTAATTTTATATAAGGATTACTGCGCCGTGTCGAGGGATAGGAAACTACCTTCGGGGTTTTCACAAAGAGCCTTAACAGCACGTAGCGCAGTTTTTCGTGTTTTAAATCTTTGTGATATGAATACAAATGTAATTCTATCAAAGGATAGTAACCCATCAGATATTGAGCGTTACTTCCGTGGTGTGTTGGCATTAGACCAACAAGAAAAAGTGTTCTCAGTAAACCTTGATGATGTTTGGCAGTTGGTTTACGCCGAAAGAAGCAAGGCAGTAAAAGCATTAAAAGCAAATTTCATCGAAAATGTGGATTTTATCAGTATTGCCCAAACGGGCAAAACTGCTACAGGCGGTTTTAAGAAGATTGATTACTATCTCACTTCGGCATGTTTGGAGTATTTTGTTGCGCGCAAGGTTCGCCCAGTGTTCGAGGTTTATCGTAGAGTGTTCCATCACGCAGTTGCACAAGTTCAGCAGCAGCCATCTTTGCAGGAGTATATTCAAGCAAAGTTAGTCTTTGCTGATTGGAGTGCAAAGTTCCTCAATTTGAATGACGCAAGCAAATTGGGCATCGCTCAGAAGATTGGTAAGATGGTAGGCTTGGATGATGCTCTTCCTCAGTCTGTAAACGCAGGAACGGAAAAGCCGATTACGCACGCTGCCACAGACTTATTGAAGTCGCACAACGTTGGTATATCGGCACAAGCATTCAATCGTATGCTTGAACTCAAAGGAGTAGTGAAGCACGCTACTCGCCCAGGAAAGCGAGGAAAGGTACATAGCTGGTATGTTATCACTCCAGCATTTGACAAGTATGGTCAGAATCAGCAAGACCCTAAGTTTCAGCAGCAGACACAGATACGTTGGTATGATGCTACATTTATGGAATTGCTCACCATTGTTGGCTTGAATAGCCAGACATCACTCAATTTAAATTAATAGGAGATTAGAATATGAACGGACAGAATATCAATGCAACATTGTTGCAGAACGTGGAGCAGCCAAAGTTGGCTAAGACCCTCATCAAGTTACGTGAGGTGTACGTGGACTTTATGAGCGAGGTCGATAGAGCCAAGGAAGAGTATGGTGTGCTTGTGAATGACAGAATAGACGATAAGTTTGCCAGCCAGTACAACGTAATGAGCACGTTAATCAGCAACACTTTGGCAAAGATTATGGATTACGAGGTCAATGAGGCTATTAAGGACTAAGTAATCGTGCATATATAGTTCCTCGCTTACCTATTGTGGTAGGCGAGGATTTATTTTATGGCGTATACAAGACGTTTAAGCTATCGAACCGATAAATCATACCAATAGACTATTTTAACCGCTTACAGAAGAAATTTTCACTATCTCTTTGAGTTCTCAGATATTTTACTTATCTTTGCAAAGCAATTATTCTTTGGAACTCATATGTCTATCTCAGCCCTGCCGTTGGTGCTCAATGGTGGGGCTTTACTTTCGCATTTCTTTTATACCTATCATATCGCCCTGCATCATCATTTTTTGGTGGTGTGGGGCATTTTTGTGTGTTAAAAAAACATAATATTTTTCCTAAAATACCCGTATCTCTCATTATCCCATACTAATAATTTTAACGGAAAAATAAGTACACTCAGTCTGAAATAAAATACTTACCTTTGTGCTCGAAAAGCGTGATGTGACGGTAAATTACAGCTTGTGACATAAGGATATTTTTTAAGTAGGTGCTCGAAAGAGACCGAAGAGATTAAAAATATAGGGATTTCATTAAGTGCCGTTACACTTTTTGGAATCCTTTCTTTTTTTTGTTATGCGTAGACATCTAAACATCAATGTAGAACTGGTAGAGCGATATGCTTGCGGTTACTCCAAGGTAGAAAGGAGTAAGCGCATGACTATATTGTGCTTTGCTATTTGGTGTAAGATGCAGCATAGTAATTCTATAATGTTTGATATGGGTACAAGACAACTGATGCGTACCCTTCACATTTCACAACCAAAGGCTCAACTGTTGCTTAATGCTATCAAGACAGATGATTTATTCTCTGTTAAAGAGAATGGTCGATTTATTGTTACATCATTTAAGGATGATACAAGGAAACTTGATAAAAACGGAAGAGTTTTCAAAGGTGCAAAGATGTTCACAATCGAAGTGAACAAACAATATACACTAAAGGACATATATAACAGACTGAATGAACTTCTGTTTCTGTTTCAGATTGGTAGTCAGGAGGCGAACAGCTCACACGTTAGTGGTAATAAGAAATCAAATCGCTTGTGTCGCTCAACCTTTATCACGATGAATCAATTACAGAGTGCTATCGGTTTGTCGCATGGTTCTGTTAGTGGTATCAAGAAACGTTTAATCAAGAAAGAGCAGATTAAATCAACTTATGCCGAACTGCACATGGCAGACAAGCGTGTGCCTAATCAAGTAGAAACAATGCTGATTAGGTTCGGTCGTAAGAATCCGACTTTTGAGATTGGTGATAACGCTTATGTTTGCATACCATGTTCATACGAGATAACAAGCAGAGACGCAAAAAGAAGTTGTGGTCGGCACATCATATACGGATATGGATGCAGAAGAAAGAAAAGTCAGAAAGGTACTGAAACAACGAGTAAAGGCATTTTTGTTCCAATGGATAATGGATGCGGAATGCCTGATTAATGCTAGTGTTTCTGTTTTTGACGTTTTCACACTATTAGTTAGTGGTAATATATGAATAGTTTATTATACTAACGTGCGTGTGAGTAACATGATTGTTTAATTAAAAAGATATTTGATTATGAAGAATGAAACAAAGTTAGAGAAGGTGAAGAAGTTCCTTGATGAGAATAACATCAAGTACTCTGAACCTAAACATAAGGGCAGAAAAGGTCATAGTGACCTTGTGTTGTCTGAACTTTGTATTTTTATCAAGATTTCGGGTGATGATGATGCGAAGTTCTTCAATCGGCATAAGTATTATTATCCGATTTTTATTCGTGATAATGAGACTCCAAAGTTCGTACTCGAAAAAGTCCAGAACACTATCATCAAGTCTATGAAAGAAAAGCAGGAAAGATTACTGAATGCTAAAAAATAACCGATATGGATAAGATTATAGAAGGAATGAAGTTCTTTGATGAACTTCTCGTAGAAAAAGGCAAAATGACAAGAGACGATTTTGCTGCCAGTCGCAGAGCACTACGCCGCTCATATCAAGACGAAATGGATAAACTTGCTACTGAATATGCAGTAAGAAATTCCATTTATCGTGTTGGTGATAAAGTAATAGTGAATGATTCGTGTTTTGCAAATGTACCTTGCACTATTATTAATATAAAAGGCATATATAACGTAGTGCATGAAAAAGGAGTTCCATCAATAGTGTATGATGTCAGAATGAATTTCGACAAAGAAACATACCAAGTTAGAGAAAATGATATTGTTGGATACGAATAGTAACGTTTAAATTTAGAGAATATGTTTGGAGAAGAAAGAATAACTCGAAAGTGTGTAATCACCCTTATGGGGGGATACAAAGTAGTAGGCACGTTATCAATGCCGAAACCGAAAAAAGCTATGTTTCCTGAAGAAATGGAACGTAACTTCATCAAGAGTTTTAATGAGTCACAGCCTAATGCGGTAAACAAGGCTGTTAGTGTTCACATTTTAAGAAATTGATATATGGAAGAGATTAAAGGGATTCTTACTACATCAACAATATTTAACGGCGTTCGCAACGAATATGAGGGTGTACGTATCAAGAAAGAACTTGGAGTAGTTGTTGCTATAGACAATGAAAACGAGTTCAAAGGTGTATTCACAAAGTATGGAGAAGTGGATATTTTTAAGCAGTTGCTTTCACAAGAAGTAAGTAGTTATTATACGAAATATAAAGCATTCCCTACTGAACCTTTGATTCCATACAAGGATTGTGGAGATATTATCTTTGACTTCATAGAGGTTACTTACGGAAAAATGTATGGCGGTTATGTTTATGTTGTACACTACAACTTTGCAAGCACCGCATCTTAATAAACAAATATTGATTATGATGACAGCAGGGGATAAAATTAATATTATGGCTCAGATTGCAACATTGAAGAAGATTGCCATTGACTATAAGGGAAAGACAATCGACAACATTATACAACAGTTAGAGCTGAGATTAGCAGATTCAAATCTGAAATAATAAAAGAGTTGGTTATATGGCTAGAATCACAAGAAACAAAGCTGCCGAGATACTTGGCTTATCTAGACAGACTATTAGTAACTACATCGAGCAAGGTCTCATTGGTAGTTGTGTAGGCGAGAATGGTATCTTGTATGTAAACAGCGAGGACGTTGAAAAATACGCCCAGAAGTACAAGATGCTTGCAGCCAACGAAAAGATGATAGATGATAAGCTCAAAGAAGTTGAAGCGCACAAGCGTGCAATAAACGTTGAACTTACCGAGTTGAGAAACAGAGCAACCGCAAACGGCAAACTGGCTGCCAACGCTGTTGGTATGCTTTTTGGCGTAATAAACGCTATGTCGTATCTTGGCATCACTCCAAAACTCAGTTATCGTGAATCTAAGTTGCTAAAGGACATAATTAACGGAATGACCTATGATGAGTTGTCACTCAAGTATGGCGTATCAGCAACTAGAATCAGACAGATTGTAGAGAAGACGTGCAATAAGCTGACGTACAACGAGGATGCCGCCATTGCCGAGATTGCTACAAATCAAGATTTGAGAATCGTGATTGATGGTTTAAAGAAGAAACTAAAAGCAACACAAGCTAGTTATGATGAATACAGACGTGCAAAAGGTGATACTCCTATCGGTGGAACAATACTTCCACCATTAATACTTGGTAAAGATGTAAACGACTGTGGCTTTCCTGTTCGTATTCTGAATATGTTCAGATGGTGCGACGTATATACCGTAGGCGATTTACTCCGCAAATTCCATGGTAAGTCTGATTTGGATAAGATTAGAAACCTCGGGAAAAAGAGCATTTGGATTATCCTCGACTTTATCGAAGAGAACAACCTTAGTTTTAAGCAGAATGGAGAGAGTGATGAGGATTTCTATATTCGTCTCAACAATAATTTATCAAACAAAAAACATGAAGAAAATGATTAAGAAATGGTTTGGCTGGTTTGATATTTACTATGCCGAAATGTTATTAGGTATAGCGTTCGCCATAATGAACGCTTGTACTGGCAGTTGGAGTGTTGCACTCGTTTGGTTTGGATTCGTATTCAGTTGGGGAATATTCAAACTGGTAATAAGCGAGGAGAACAGAAGATACAAATCTCTTGTTAACCTCTCAAAGGAAATACAGAGTAATGAGAAAAAAGCGGTACAGACAACGGTATGGGCTTATGATGAGCTGCACCTTGAAATGCAGCGTCACAGACTGACCGCAATACAAGGTATGAAGTATAAGAATAAGGCTGAGTTTATGCAGCGCAAGAAGAGCCTTACACAATACCTAAAGTATTCTGATGCAATTGACAACCTCTACGAGCAAGAAGTTGAACGCTTGCATAAAATGAAGAAAGAAATTGAAAAGAAAAATAATGATGGAAAAGACAAAGGAACTGACTCTGAAACAGAGACTGCAAAATCTGAGTGAAGAACCAACACCATTCTTTCACTCGCTTACACCATTCGCCGCAGGATTTACACAAGGTTTCAATTACGAAAAGAAACGACTTGTTTCTGCATTGGTGAATAACTCGGAAGTCACAAAGGACTTCATCAACGAGCCTATCAGCGTGCCGATAAGCGATAGCATTCTGTTTATGCACGCATTCATTGATGGCTCTGTTGACTATCGTAAGAAAATAGAAACTATTCTATCTGATAAATAGCAAGAAAGGGAGGTTAATAGCCTCCCTTTTTTATTTGCCCTTTCGGAAAACTCAAAACATCATTTGAGTTTTATTTGTTGTCTTTGTTACACTCTAAATCGGCATTCAGGTAGTCAATGACCTTTCTGTTGGCTTCATCAATCTTAGATGTATCGTATTCTACGTACACTCCAGTTATTGAATTATCCCAAATAGAGTGCCCTAATGCCCTTCCGATAATCTCCATAGGTATTCCTATCTTTGCGGCGAACGTTGCCCACGTATGGCGATTCCAATAGCTTGTCAGGTCTGGCTCAATCGCATCATTTGTGCGGTCGTATCGTCTTCCGTCATATACCTTTTTTCCTAGAGAACGAAGGCAATAGTTACATTTTGTCGTAAACTGAGCATACCCTGCTGAATGAGTAATCCTCATAAACGAAAATAATTCGTTGCTGCTGCTATTATTCTTGTATCTATCTATAATCTCTTTAGCCTCTGGCTCAACTCTAATATCGTACAATCTGTTAGTCTTATTACGGAAGAATGATATACGTCCGTCCTTATAGTCTTCCTTGGTAAGGTCTAGAATATCCGACAAGTTCGTACCTATCAAATAGAAACCAAGCATAAAGAAATCTCTATATATACTATCGTGGGCATCGAGTTTAATATCTCGTATGGCTCGTAACTGCTCTACAGATAGATTTCTCTTGCGTGTTCTATCTTTCTTGAAAGCTGCCCTCTCAAATGGATAATTAGTAGTGAGCTTTTTTCTTCTTGCCCAGTTAAATACTGACTTCAATTTATCAATATCTCCAATAATACCATTGTTGCATCTGCCTTTTTCTTCCTCATGCTTATAGAATCCCTCTACCCACGAAAAATCTATTCCGTCAAGCGTGGCATTCTCATCATATATGGAAATATCCGTTATAAGATGTTTGTAGGCGGCTATAGTGCCTGTCTTATCCTTTGTGTCGATAAACTTCTCTATTGCACTAATAATGGTGTTCCTGTTCCTTTTCTTGCCAACAATCAACTCTTTAAGATGTTCTTTGAGTTCGTCAACGCTTTCGTTACTATGCTCATTGATGTAATCATCACACATCTTATATATCTGTGCAAGTCTGTTGGTCTTAGACTTTGCCGACTTGTCGGAACGAGGAAAAACCATTCCGTCAAACTTCTCTGTTGTCTGTAATCCAGTTGACAGATAAAACCTCTTGTACTTATGCGTAACAGATAAGTACACCTTAAAATCTCTGCTATCAATATATACTTTCATAACTCATTTATTCTTTATGCTTGCATATTGCTTGCAAAAACACCTAGTTTTTATCCGTTTTACGGGGTTTTTAGGGCTGTTTTGCACTGCTAATACAACAAATGTATGTTTATAACTTACTGATAATCAATCAGAATATATTTTATGTAATTAAGAGGATGATCTTCTTGTCTATATCAGCCATAACTTTTTGATATTTATAATGTTGTGGTTGTTTGATAATTAACTCGCTTGCATATTGCTTGCATTCCTACTTCTTTGCAAGCAAATCCATTAACTGCCTGATTTGGGCATCCTTCTGTGCGAGCTGCTCACGGAGTAGCCTATTTTCTCGCTCTAGTGCGTTCTCACTACCGCCAAGGATATTTGATGCCTTGCTGAAGGCTGAATCTTCTGATGCGCTCATGGCATCCTGTACAGCTTTCTCAACCTTGCTACCGATGTTGATGTCACCACCTATACTATATGCAGTTCTAACAAAGATGTTGCCTGTGCCGTTTTCAAGCCACTCACGACTAACTCCGAGTTTATTGCTTATCTTATATAGGTCTTTTCTTGTTATTCCATACTCGCCCTTTAGCTTCTTGCGGAAGTTGCCAGGGTCAATATCAACTTTCTTTGCGAATGCATTAGCACTATCACCACTATCATTCATAAGGGTCTTTATCCGCCCAATTAACTCTAAATTACTCTCCATAGTTGCAAATACGTAACTAAATCACACGAATAATGTTAATAAATATTTAAATCACACGATTTCACCCGAAAACATTTGGTGATTTCGAGTAATTGTAGTACCTTTGCAACCGTCAATCAGTTAGTGATACTGAAAGACGAAAGCAAGGTGGAATGAGTGCAAGAACCCATCCTAAACGTTTGACACCGCAAAGATACGTGTTTTACCTCGTTTCACCAAGTTTTTTTTAGTTAATAATTTTAAACGAGTTAGAAATAATTAGTAAATGAAAGCGAATAAGGTTACTGCCGAAGATGTTAAGAATATCGGTGTAGGCGGTCAGTTAGTAGTTGAATTGCCAAACTATCTCGCTTGTGTTGCAGCAAAGGGGGCTGTTACTTACGTAAAGAAAGCCTATCCAAGGGATGATGGAAATGTGTATTACACTTTCCTTAAAGGCAACACAATTACAATTGGTCTTACAGACCCTCATACAAGAGATATTATTCTTGGTGAGAATGTTAGATACCGAAAGCGAGTGAAGGTTGAGTAAAATAATTAATAATGTATAGGAGGTTGAAGAAATGAATGAAATTGTCTTCCGTGATGCAAACGACCAAGCAGTAACAAGCAGCTTGTTAGTTGCAGAAAAGTTTGGAAAAGAACACAAACATGTTCTTGATTCAATCAGGAAGTTGATTGAGGGGTGTGCCGAAATTTCGGCTGACCCTATGTTTGAAGAAACAACTTATGTAAATGAACAGAACGGTCAGGTCTATCCAATGTTCTTGATGAACAGAGATGGATTTTCCTTATTGGTGATGGGATTCAACGGCAAGAAAGCGATGCAGTTTAAGCTCGATTATATCAACGAGTTTAACAAAATGGAGAAAATGATACGAGATTCGATTAAACCAAAATCGCAGCTTGAAATTCTTCAGATGTCAATCAACCAACTCGTAGAGCAGGAACATCGTCTATCGAGTGTTGAACGTGATGTTGCAGAAACGAAGAAGGAAATTGAGGAAATGAAGCAAGAACGTATTGAAAACGGAAAATTGCTTCTTGAAGCTGAGGTCTCTGGAAATAAAGTTCCTGAAATCTCTATGCGTAACAAGATTCGCAGATTAGTTAATCAGTATGCTGCTGCAACAAACACAACTCAGAGGGATGTTTGGCATAACATTTATCAGAATCTCTATTATGCTTACAACATAAGCATAAATAGCTACAAGGATAAAAAATCGCAAAGCAATCTTGATATTGCTGAAAAGCACGGTTTCCTTGGGAAGATGTTTGATATTGTGTCAAAGATGGTGAAATCTATAAATAATGGAGATTAGCCTATGACACCGAAGAGGAAAGTAGTAGTCGAAAGGATTGCTAAGAAATGGCTATCAACTGATGAAGCTGCATCATACATAGGTATGGGAAAGTCATTCATCGTTGAATTGAGAAAGAGCGGAAAGCTACCACACTGCATGATAGGTCACTCTGCATTCTTCCTCGCAAGCGATATAGATAATCTGCTTGAAAGCCATCGTATATATTAAAGTTCTGTTGTTTAATATCACCAAGTGTGGTGGATGGGCGAGTTTTTTACTTTCGCACATATTTTAACTCGCCCAATATGGTTTCATAGCTCAGATGGTTAGAGCGGTCGGCTGTTAACCGATAGGTCGTAGGTTCGAATCCTGCTGAAACCGCAATTCTTTTAGAATCAGATTATCACTATAAGTGATGAAACTGAAAGCTAGAGAAGAGTTCTTTGACATATTGACGCACAGAATATAGTATGCGTGGAAAAGAAGTAGCCGGAGAGCATCAATGGATGCCGTGACCTGGCGAAAAGGACGCACGACATACGAAAAACTAGTCAGTAACAGATATTACATAGACTATACCGATGAACTATGCTGAAACATCAGCACAAGCAAAGGGCATAATATAGGTCTGTATCGTTTGCTATGTAGTATTCTAGTCGAAGTATGTATTATTGCCATCTTACGTGTAAGATATTTATAATATGTATGGAGTGTCATACGGAACGTCAATGCTAGCTGTATCGGGAATACGGAAACGATTAATATCGTGGCATTCACAAACGACAGAAAGTTCCATGGTTTTAGGTACATAAAACAGCAGGGTATGGTGTAAGTGGTATTCTTGCACACCTCGCACAATAGATGATACCTCTTCTTATCGTGTGAGATAGTGGCGGTTCGATTCCGCCTCCCTGCACAAATTTTCAATTATTATTATTATTAGATAGTACAACGTTTATTACGAATATAGAAGTCTAGCTAACTCTGAACAGAGTTAAGTCAAAGAATGAGACTTAAACACTACTTAAAGTAGAGATTACTTCTCAATACTTTAATTAAATAACAACAAAGAGATATTTAGTGTAAACGGAAGCACGTCATACAACTTGAAGATACCGTTCTTATCGTATGGAAGTGTTGGTTCGAATCCGACAATATCTCCAAAGTTCTAAATGTTTTTGCATAAATATTTTATTTGATTACTTGTTTGTTTATATTTTAATTAACAAAATTTGAATTTGAATTTGACAATGATGGCAATGCAGTCTGTCTGTGAAGATAGGCTGCACAAATCGCAGGTTGGAGCAGTGGTAGCTCGCTAGGTTCATGTCCTAGAGGTCGCAGGTTCGAATCCTGCACTCTGCAACACTCATTTTTTTGGTTATAAGGTTATAAGGTAAAGTTAATTAGTTTTCTAAATTTTAGCATCAAGTTCGTGAGAATATGATGCTTCATGGTTCTATGGTGTAATGGCAGCACAAGAGTTTTTGGTTCTCTTAGAGATTGTTCGATTCAGTCTGGAACTACTCAATACATTTTTTAATTATTAATTATCTTTCATACTTGTATGACAGCTTGTGAAAGTAGTTGTACTTTATTTGGAATCGACACTTTTTAAGTGTTTTGTTTTACTTAAATAATTTATTTTTTTCTCAACTGCTTGTGATAAGCCGTTGAGTTTTGCCCTTAAAGCAATTAGGTAATGCGCTACATACGCAGATTTAATGCTCCGACCAGTATGTAGAGAAGATGGCTCGATACCATCTAAGGGCGCATATAAGAAAATGATTAAATTTTAAAATTAGGCTGTTTTTCCTTGGCGGTCAGATTATTAAGTTAGTCTGCCGCCAAGGTTTTTACAAAAAAAAGAAAGATGAAAGTAATATATAGCATAAAGGTTCACCGAGACAACCTGAAACAGCTCCAAAAACTAAGATTCTTGGCAAGGGTTGATGTAGGCGAGGACGGTAAATCTATAACGGTTCAAATCAAGGATAATTGCACAAGAGGCAGCTTGATAGCACGTACAGGCGATTACATCGTTCAGTTTTCCACTGGAGAGGTTCAGAGATATGGTTGCGAGGCTTACGCTAACCTTGTGAAAAATCCTTCTAACGTATCTAAGGAGTATTAGTTATGGTTAGGGTAATGCAACACAAGTGTTTGGCTCGTGACGGAACTGAATACGACAGTAGGGAAGAATATCTGTATCACCAAATTCTCCTTGCTGATAAACGAGTTTCTTGTATTCATAGACAAGTGAAACTCAACATATTCAAATCCCTTTATATGCTTGTGCCGAAACAACTCAAAACAAAGGTTCGGTACGATAAAAGACTGATGGTTAGCGGTCATAGCTATAAACCAGACTTCATATTTTGGGAAGATAAAAAGTTGATTGTATGTGATGTGAAATCTAAGTACACTCATTCTCTCAGGGAGTTCAGAATAACTGCCAAGGGGTGTATCAATAAGATTGTTGCACACAACAAGAAACGTCATAATGGTGAGCCGTTTGTGGTTTTTCGTGAAGCTATCCATATCAAAAAGAATGAATGGAAGATAATCGACTACCCACCTGACGGAAATAGTTATTTTGAGATTTAATTTCATTCATAATTTATTTAAAATTTATAGTTAGTTATGTAAACCGCCCCTACGCCGACTAAGGTTGTCGTAGAATAGGATGTGGAGTTGCTCTTTGGGCAAGAGTATGAATCGAAAACGCACCAAGAGGAAATAAAACCTCTCGTAAGTGTTTGGCATGCGGTGTGTCTTTTGAAACCTGGGAAACGAAGCATCCTTTTTTTTCAAAAACAGTTTAATATGAAACATACAGTTGATGATATTGAATTAAAGATAGAACCTGAGTTCAGAACGTTTCATAATAGAATAGGTGTATTTAATACACATTTTCAGAATTTCTGGCATTATAACATACCGAAAGCTCAACTAATTTTAGCTGACCCACCTTATAATCTCGGTGTTAATGCTTACGCAAGCAATCCGTCTTGGTACAAGGATGGAGATAACAAAAATGGTGAAAGCGAACTTGCAGGTGAGGAGTTTTTCGATACTGACAAAGATTTCCGTCCTGCCGAGTTTATGCACTTTTGCTCACAGATGTTACGACCAGAGCCAAAAGAAAAAGGTAAAGCACCTTGTATGATTATCTTTTGCGGTTGGGAGCAGCAATTCTATTATAAGGAATTAGGCGAGCGGTACGGATTCAAGGGTTGCATCCCTTTGGTGTTCAGAAAGAATTATTCTGCACAGGTCTTGAAAGCCAATATAAAGGTTGTTGGCAACTGTGAATATGGTCTGATACTCTATCGTGACAAGCTGCCTAAGTTTAATAATCACGGAGAAATGGTTATGAACTGTATGGAATTTCCGAGAGATTTAGGTATGCCACGTAGTCACCCGACACAAAAACCTATTCCACTTCTGAAAAAGCTGATAGGGTTATTTACAGACCCCGATGATGTCGTTATCGACCCAACAGCAGGTAGTTGCAGTAGTATTGTTGCAGCAGCATCAATGCAGAGAAAGGCTTATGGCTTTGAAATCAAGAAACAAATCTATTCACAAGGTGTAGATAATGTAAAGAGATACATAAGTAATGATATGTTTGAGGTATCTCCGCAGCTTGAAAAGCGAAAGCGATATACACAAGCAAGTTTATTTTAATTTACCATCATGATAGAATTGAATAAGATATACAATGAGGATTGCCTAGTTGGGATGGCGAAGATTCCAGATGCAAGCATAGATTGTATTATCTGTGATTTGCCGTATGGCACGACCAAGAATGCATGGGATAGCGTTATCCCTCTTAATGACCTTTGGACTCATTATAACAGAATAATCAAAGAAAACGGTGCGATAATTTTGTTTTCTCAAATGCCTTTTGCTGCCGTGCTCGCATGTAGCAACTTGAATGATTTTAAGTACGAAATTGTATGGCAAAAAGAAAATGCTACAGGATTCTTAAATAGTAATTTTGCTCCTATGAAGATTCATGAAAATATTTTGGTATTTTCTAAATCTAGTGCTTGTTTTGTAAAAGATAAGAATTTGGCGATGATATACAATCCTCAGATGATACATGGTTGCAAGCCTTATATAAGTAATAGGAATGGAATATCATCCACAAATTACGACTACAAACATTCCAAGCCAATTACAACCATCAACAATGGAGAACGTTTTCCAAACGATATTATATTTTTCAAACGAGATAAAGAGAAGATTCACCCTACACAGAAGCCAGTGGATTTAATTCGTTATCTCGTTAGGACTTATACCAATGTGGGGGGTGCGTTCTTGATAACTGTATGGGAAGTGGCACTACAGCAATTGCGTGCATCAGGGAGAAGCGGAACTTCATCGGCTTTGAACTGAACAAAGAATATTACGACAAGGCTTGCAAGCGCATTCAGCTTGAAATGGCGCAGCCGAGCCTGTTTTGACTATGGGTATATAACTTTTCATTTGCCCTTATATATGCTCACGTGAATCGGTGCGGTGGAACTTGCGTGAGGTTCACTTTGTAATAGTCTGAGCACTGCACCGATTATTCTTTGGATATTATTTTCTTTCATAACCAAGCCCAACCGATGATAGTGTTCCTTGGGCAAGAACGATAATGGTACGACACTGCTAGAAATAGTAGCACTCTTGAAATTTGGCGGCTATCATCGGTATTTTTAAGTATTGGAGGTGTAAAATGGCGAGATTAACGATTGAAGAATTAAAGAAAGACCCATTGACAAAAGGCGATTTTGAGCGTATGAAAATTATGGGATTAGACCCAAATGAGCCTTGGGCGTTAGTTTGTAAGATATTGGATTTTTGTGACGATGGTTACTTTAATATGAGAGCTTTGAATCTATTCTCCATATATGTAACTGGTTACTTCGATTGTTATCGTAGATTAAATTCTGAAAAGATAGAAAAGATTAAAAAAGCTTTTGGATAATGAAAGGTATGTATTATATATGCTATCTTGTTGTTATGCTTGTTTTTGTAGTTGCTGCTGAGATAATCAACTTCACAAGCAAGGCTGTATGCGGCAAGAAAGTTATCAAATGTTTCGACTTATGAGTATAATTTTATTTGCGCTTGCTGCAACCGCTCTTATGTTCGCAGTCGTTGGCGCAATATCAATGATGCTAGGTTTGGATAAAGAAGATTAGCAAAATGAGAAGTGAATCAAGGCGCAGCCAGCTCGACCACGAAAGATATATGAGAAATCGTGAAGAAAGACTGCAAAAGCAAAGAGATTATTACAGAGATAATACTGAACTTTGCAAGGCTAGCGTAAAGCGATGCAAAAAGAAAAGAGTTGAAAGAGAAAGATTATTATTGTTTAATTAAATATTAGCTATTATGGCAAAAGACAAAATTAAGTTGGTTTTCGAGATTGACCGCTTTAAGGTTATCGGTTGTGTCGCACGTAATTGTGAGACCAAGGAAGAGTACGAGGAATTGGTGAAAATCATCAATAGTACTGATGAGGTTGTTCGTGATGACGCAGAAATTGAGAAGACAAATTGTGTACTGATTCTCGACCAGTTGTTGCACGACAACGAGAATTTGGCTCTTCGCAAACGTCTGGAGAACGAGGATGAAACACTCCACAATGGTGAAGGTGACGGTGATAACGATGGCAACGTAAGATGCATCGAAATCAAAGGCGATATTGCCAAAGAAATTTTCGATAAAATCGCATCTTTGGCTGAAGACGGAAAGGATGGTGAGTAATGAGGGTACGCACGGCATCTTGGTATGAGACTAGAATCAAGTACCAAAAGACAATGGAGGATGGCTCGGAAAAAGTAGTCAATGAGATTTATGTTGTTGATGCACTTTCTTGCACTGAGGCAGAAACATCTATCATTGATGAAATGAGCTGCTATATTAGCGGTGATTCTGCCGTTACAAGCGCAAAGAAAACCAACTATGGAGAGATTTTCTTCTCTGATTTAGATGATGATGATAAGTGGTACAAGGCAAAGTGCCAGTTTATCACTATTGATGAGAAATCCGTAAAAGAGAAGCGTTCTAACGTAACTTATCTGGTTCAGGCTAAGTCGTTGGCACGTGCTCTTCGATATGTTGATGAGGTGATGGGCAAGAATATGATTGATTACGACATTGTAGGTCTTAACGAAACTCATGTCTTCGATGTATTCGAACATCACGCTCCATCTTACGAAAACAAAGAGGAAAAGAATGAGTAGAATCGACAAACTTATAGCATCTATGCCGTCAAAAATGGCTAATGCAGTAATCCATCAACGCAAGTTACATGCTTGCTTGATGGAACTTACTGCAAACAAGTCAAGAGAAGTGGCGGCTAGAGCTATTTTTCTGAATTACCAAGATGGTGATGGCAGAAAGTTAGGTACAATACCACATTATTACGAAAGACCTACAACTACTGGTTCGGTAATGGTGGAGACGTACTTTAGTTATATTGATAGAGTACATTAAATCTCAAAACTATGGCAAACAGTAAAATCGTAACTTTCTACAAAAGAAGCTGCCACGATTGTATATTTCTTCAAGTCTGCAAAGACCCTAATGCAAGCTACAATGGTGATTACGTTTGCAAAGATTGGGAATGGAAATATGAGTGATTAATTTTTAAATTTTAAACGCAAAATGAGTAATACACAAGTTGCGACACAACAAAACAATATGTCGCTCGGTGAGTTAATGCACTCACCTGCCGTAGTTGGAAAACTCAACGAGGTTTGGAATAGCCCACAAATGGCTAATAGTTTTATGAGTTCGGTTATCAGCGTGGCTAATGGAAATCCGCAGCTTAGAAATGCTGAACCTATGAGCATTATCGGTGCTGCTATGGTTGCAGCAACAATGCAGTTGCAGGTTATTCCTACGCTAGGTCAGTGCTATATTATTCCTTATGGAAAGAAAGCACAATTTCAAGTTGGTTACTTAGGATTGCTCCAACTTTGCCAACGAAGCGGTCAGTTTAAGAAAATCCTCGCTGCTCCTGTTCACGAAGGAGAATATGTATCAGGTGATGAGTTCGATGAAGAGTATGTCTTCGACAAGAAACAAAAGAAGTCAGATAAGGTTATCGGTTATATGGCTAAGTTTGAACTTCTCAATGGTTTTACGAAGGTTGCTTATTGGGATATAGAAAAGGTGAAGGCTCACGCTACAAAGTTTAGCCAAGCTTTCAGAGCTGGTTTCAATTCTCCTTGGAAGTCTGATTTCGATGCAATGGCTCAGAAGACGGTTCTCAAATCCATTTTGAAGTTTGCGCCTAAATCAATCGAAATGCAGAATGCGGTTACTTTCGACCAATCGGTTATCAATACCAACACTTCTGATGTTCAAGATTTGGATATTGATGCTTTTGCTCCAGAGTATGTTGATAACATCGAAAGCGAGAAGAAAGAGAATATTGCTGCAAAGGCTGCCGAAGCTGCCAAGGCTGATGCTGCCAAGAAGGAGGAACAGAAATGATTACCGACAATGTAGAGCAGCGGAGTTTAACGTGGTATAGAAATAGGGTAGGTCACATCACTGGTTCTAAGGTTGCCGACATTATGAAGTCTGGTCGCAAGAAAGATGAGGTTTTTTCAGAGACAGCCAAAGCATATTTGTTTCAGATTGCAGGTGAACGTCTTTTCAATCCCGATTTCTTGAATGATGATGATATATTCCAAGATTACATCGACCAAGTTTCCGTAAACACAAAGGCAATGCAGTGGGGTGCTGATATGGAAGACCAAGCAAAGGCTTGCTTCTGTCAACTTCCACAAAACGAAGGAATAGAGATTGCAGATGTTTCTTCTTGTAAGCACGATACAATCCCTTACTTCGCGGCTTCCCCTGATGGTGCAATCTATAGTCGTGATGGTGGCGATATTAAGATTATTGAGGTTAAATGCCCTAACATCAATACTTATATGAAGTATCGCACACTTATTCACGATGCTGCTTCGCTCAAAGAAGTTGAGCCTAAGTACTACTGGCAGATGATGGCAGAAATGAGTTGTACTGGTGCTACTAGCGGTATCTTCATTACATACTGCCCTTGGTTGTCTAAGCCTATTCATTGGGCTGAGATTGAGAGAAATGGAGACGATGTAAAGCTTATGGAAGATAGAGTTATGTTGGCAAATGAGTTTATTGACGAAATTATTAATAAGTAATAATGGAAATTCAAGGAAAAATTATTGTGGTGTTACCTGAAAGAAGCGGAACATCACAAAGAGGTAATCAGTGGCGTAGCATTTCCTATGTGTTGGAAACACAAGAACAGTACCCTAAGAAACTAGCATTCGATGTTACAAACGATAAGATAGACCAACTTAACATTCAGTTTGGTGAAATTCTTACCGTTCAGTTCGACATCAACGCTAGAGAATATAATGGAAGATGGTTTAACTCGATAAACGCTTGGAACGTTATCCGTCAAACACAGCAAGCTCCTGCACAAGGTGGAGGTTTTAGTGGTAATGTTCAGTCTAGCGCACAAGCGGCACAACAAGCTATGGCAAGTTCTGCTAATGCTGCTGGCGTGGCAAACCCGACGAATCAGCAAAATCTGTTCCCACCTACACAGCAGCCATCACAGCCGCAAGGGGACTCTGACGATTTACCTTTTTGAGATAAGGTGTAAGGTTGAAATGATAAAACAAGCGTTTAATGCGGTTGAGATATGATGTACGATTTATCTAACAGCTTGGAGTTGGAATCATTCAAACTTAGGGTAAAGAAACTTGAAGAGAGTAAAAGTATGGTAGAGTTGACTGAAAAGAAGGCTCGTTCTCTTAATCAGAACGCCTATTTTCATTTAGCTATATCATACTTTGCTCTTCAAATCGGTTTGCCAATGCAAGAAGTCAAGGATGCCTATTTCAAGAATTATTGTAACCATGAACTTTTTGCTCGCAAGAGGTATGACAAGATTCTAAATGTGGAACGTGAGTATCTTCGCTCGACAACGGAACTGACAAAGGACGAAATGAGTCTTGCAATAGACCGATTCTTGAAGTTCGCAGCCGAGCAAGGCGTTTACATCGCTCCATCTGACGAATATATCGCAATCCTCCACATGCAACATGAAGTTCACCGAAATCAGAAATACTTATGACAGAAGAAATTTGGAAGTTTATAAAAGGAACGTCTTTACCATATGAAGTTTCTTCTTATGGAAAGATACGGCGCAAACTTAAAAATGGAAAATTCTCATATCTAAAATTTTCTTTAGACAAAAAACAAGGATATTTTTATGTAAGACTAAAAGTTGGCAGGTATTTCAAGAAAAGATATGTACACAGATTGATAGCCGAGTCCTTTATTCCTAACAAGGAAAACAAGCCAAACATCGACCATATAAACACGATAAGAACGGATAACCGCATTGAAAACCTCAGATGGGTTACTCAAAAGGAAAATTCAAACAATCCGCTTTCCGTAAAGCATATGTCTGTATCTAAAACAGGCAACAATAACCATAACTACGGAAAACCACGTTCGGAAGATGTCAGAAGAAAAATATCAGAGGGGCATAAACGAGGTGGAAAGCTAAAAGGAAGGACTGGAGCTTTAAATCCACATTCCATACCTGTGTATATGTACGATTTAAATGGAGTTTTCTTATCATCATTCACATGTGCTAAAGAAGCAAGCATAATGACAGGTGTTTACCAATCAGGAATAACAAATTGTTGTAATGGTAAATGTTTTAGTGCAGGAAAGCATATATGGAGAAAATACAAGGCTGATTTGCTTCATATTCAGAATGATATTCAGAAAAACGAGCAATACTTGCAGTAGTATTGTGTAACATACAATTTTTAATACAATGGATTCTTTTAAGATTAGCAAAGAACAATATTGTGATTTAATGAAACTTGATAGGACAAATGCCGTAAACTTGTTTGTTTATCTTCTCGCAAATGCAGACGATAACGGAACATTGATTGTTAGCATCCGCAAGATTTCGAGTGAACTATGTATTGGAGTGCAAACCGTAAGAACGTTGCTTAAACATTGGTATATAACACACATACTAACACACCAAGTAACACACCAAGGTAGCGTAATAACTATTTGTGATATAAAAAGTTACAAAGGTAGGAAACGTGCTGCTAACACATCAAGTAACACACTTGCTAACACACAAAAAACTATCAAGGAACGAAAGAAAGATTTCGCAGAAAGTTTGAAACCTCACCTCGAAAAGTACGGAAAGGATATGTTGAATGATTTCTATCGGTACTGGACAGAAATAAATGATGGTGGAAAAAAGATGCGGTTTGAAATGGAGAAAGTGTTTCAAATTGCAAGCAGATTGGTTACGTGGAGCAATAACAATAAATATCATTATAAGAATACCAACAGTCTTCCTGTTGGTATGAATTTGCAGAATAGTAAAGATAAAGATTACACAAAAGGGCTTGATAGATGGAACAAATAGATAGCGAATATTTCAAGAACCTTGTATCTCAGATGCGAGATACTGGTTATCCGCAAGAAATTGACAGAGTACAAATAAGCATTCCTAATGCAGAGAAACGTTTGCGTGGCGGCTTGCAGTATGTTGTTAATATGAAGTCTGGATGTAATGCCGAATGGAACGAACGCAATTACCGACCTATTGTTGATTGGATGACAGACAACAAAGGAAAAGGTTTATTGATGTTCGGCGGTTGCGGATTAGGTAAGTCGGTAATCGGAATGTATATCCTTCCTCTTCTTATTAAAGATGTACATAAAAAGGTGGTAAACATCTTTAGCGCACAAGAGTTGAACCAAAAGATTGATGAAATTCTCAAACTTCATATTATCTATATTGATGATATTGGTACAGAGGATAATCTTAACTCTTATGGCAACAAGCGTATGCCATTTGCTGAACTTTGTGACGCTGCTGAAAAGAAGGGGAAATTGCTTATCCTTACCACTAACCTCAGTATTGACGAGCTTACTCAGAGATATGGAGATAGAGTTGTAGATAGACTGATAGCAACAACAAAAGCAGTTCCTTTTACAGGTGATTCTTTAAGAAAGTGATTATGGCGGACGTAAGTAAAATGGCAGAGGAATGGCTCAGTGAGCATCCTGATGCGACACCAAAAGAAATATGGTTAGCTGGTTATTGGCAATCTACCGATAACTGGTGCAACCGAACAAAGTAAATTCTAGAATTATGACGCAGAAAGAACGTATTGAGAACGCAACCACAAAACAAGCGGTAGTGTTCATAGGTGTTTATTCTTGGGTTATCCTAAGAAATATAGGAAGAGCAATCAATAAGGCGGTACACAAGCTGCCTTGGTTGTTCATCGTGGTAACGATAGTAATATCGTTCATCGTTAGCTTCGTCTTTATATCTAAGGCTAGAGCAGAGCGAGACAGTTACAACCAGAAGTTAGTTCATGCAACACAGCAGCTTGATAGCTTCTATGCTGCATACGGAAACATTAAATCAAAGTAATATGGACGGAATGGTAATCAATAATTTGCTCGCACAGCCAACAAATGAATGTGGACTATTGCAACAAGAACTTCTTAAATCGTTTGTTGAGGCTAGAAAACAAAAAGGTATTACAGAAAGCCTAATGAAAAGATTAGCGGTAAAAAAGATGAATGCGATAGAAGATATGTATGGAAACGTACATGTTACCCATGATAATTTTGGAGGATGTTCATGTAATTTCGATATTGAGGTTATATGTGATGAAATCGTATTAACTCTAAAATATTACGTTTCTAAGATACCTTTGGATGGGTTGTCTAAACACGACATAATTGTTGCTAAACGTTACAATGAATATGTATATAGCTATAATTCTGCCAATAATGTATCGTCTGATTTCAAGACGTTCCATCCACGTGGTGGTCTTACTGGCAGTTGCTGTTGGAGTTTCTCTATTGATGATATTCTAGAAAGCGGTTTCTTGACTAAAGGTATTCGTGTTGGCAGTAAATCTGATAGTCCGTTTAACATTTTTCTCAAATAGTAGTATATGAAAAAGTACAAACATACAATAATGATGTTTCTGCTTGCAATAGCAACAATTATCGCAGGTTACGGATTTCTCTGTTTCATGGTTGAACATATAGCAATCGCATTGCTGATGATGTTCTGCATCTGTTGTGCGTTTGCTATTGAAAAGGATATGTAGTATGCAGACAAATTGGAATCCAAATAATTCGTGTGTACTAGCAGGTGTTCCTCTTGCAGTTCCATCGAAAGAACAGATAAGCAAACTCTACATGCTTTTCTATTCTATGGTAGGCGGATTTGCAAAAATTGTCAAGTCTAACATAGATGAAACATTCAAACTAGTACAGGAAGATGAAAAGCTATTTAAGTTTGACGTAAAGAGAAGAATGACAGAGGCGAAGGAATTTTCAGATGAACTGATTGACTTATTCAAAGAACGAATGAAAGATGACGGCATGTCTGAGATATGGGATAAGCTTACTTTTATCATCAAGTTCAATCTACAAGATGATGTAAGGAAATGTTATTATGCGTTAGATAACCAATTTCTAAAGCATCATATCGAAAGGCATAAGATGTACACAATGGTTGTTATGTCTGGAATATTGAGCGGAATGCTTGAATATTCTGTTTCCGCATTTAAAAAGACAATGGATGAATATAATGGTTCTTGGGCAACAAATATAGCAGAATACTTTATTATCCCAATTAAGGGAGTTCATTCTCGTATGCGTAATGCAGTGGAATCTATATATCCTCAATCTGTAGATAAGAAAGTGTTTTCAGAGTGCCCTGACAAACTATCACTCGGATTCGAAATCATCGGTAAAAAGGTGCTTGATTATAAACGTGCCGAAAAAGCACTTGCGAATGCTTGCATATTCAGTGGTCTTAATCTTGATATAAACGGAATTATCGTAGATGGAGAAGACGCACAAGATAATACTGGCACTCCTTGGAATGAAGCTCAATTAAGGGCATTGAAAACAGGTTATCCAGACACTTCTAACAAATATATTGCTAGAATAGTTGGCAGAAGCGTTTACGCGGTCGCTAAGAAAGCTAAGAAACTCGGATTGAAGAAATCTGAGGAGTATATTAGAGAGACTAGAGTAGCTAACTTAAAACGTAAGAAAAATGAAAAAGATTCCAACTCTGTACACAAAGAACAGTAAAGGTCGCTATCAGGAATACAAGATTCCTGACCTTGATATATCGAAGACTTTCTACAGAAAGATAAATGGAAAGTATGAACCTGTTAGTATGCTCTCGTATAGTCCTCTAGAAGAGGGCGTATGGGTTGTCACTCGCGAAAGTTCGACAATCGAACATATCCGTGGTACTTACCTTCGTGAGTGCTTTCATCTTGATAAGGCTGCCGACATTGAGCGTTTTCCTCTGTCTAAGATGGGGCACATCAAAAAGGTTGCAGAACGTATCATTGATGAGCTGAGACTTGGTAATACAGACACTAGAGCTATGACAAATCACGAACTTGTCAATTTGGTTGTCGGGCTTGTTTATAAATACAACGAGGAGGTGTAACTATGGAAGATTTACCTATTGGCGCAGAAGTCGTGTTAAAGGTAGTTGAGACCAAGGAAGCTGATTGTACTGGTTGTTTCTTTGATGAAATTGCAAACATTATCAATATAGAAATGTGTAATCGAATCAAGTGCGCATCAAATGAGCGAAAAGACGGAAAGAATGTTCAATTTAAAAGAGTGAAGTAATATGATAGATGACAAGAAAATAGAAGCTGCTGCCGAAGAGTACAACGAGAAAGTTGAAAATGAATTGGAGAAGAAGCACATTCCAAAGCGGACATTTGCAGAACGCTATGCAGAATCAGCAATAAGTGAATGTGCTTTTAAAGCTGGTGCCAAGTGGGCAATCTGTGAATTGCTTAATGACTTGTGGCATCCTGCTAGTGAAAAGCCTATACTACGAAATGGAAAATGCTTAGTAGTATACAATAGTGGCAAAATTGATATATTTAAAATATCTTTTGTTTATGAAATGCTTTCCAATTATGGTAAAGATGGTATGGGCTGGAAATGCTGGGCTTATGTCCTCGATTTATTCCCAAAGGAAGGATGCAACCATGATTAAGTCAGTTACTATGTACTCTGTCGTTTGTGACAGATGCGGAAAGCCCTTTATTGATGAATTTAATGGCATTGTGGCTTGGTTGGACGAAGGAACTGCAAAAGAGCAAGCAATGGAAAGCGAATGGGCAGAGATTGGCGATAAACACTACTGCCCAGAATGCTATGAGTTTGACGAAAAGTTGGATGAGTGCGTTCCTAAAAAGAAAGGAGGAAGCAATGAAAGAACTTAAAGATTTGGTGGCTGGTGATAAGGTTGTTGTTTACGACAAATACGACAACAGAAGAATTGCTATTGTTGAAAGAATAACAAAAACTTTGGTCGTTGTAAACAATATTAAATACCGAAAGTCTGACGGATTTGCATCTGGAGAATCTTATATCTTCTCTCGTAGAATTGAAATCCCTAAAGATGAGGAGCAGATAAAGGCAATAAAACTAGAATATCGTAAACGAATTATCATTCATAGAATACATAATCTCAATCTGAATGACTATCCGTTAGAAGTGTTGGAAAAAGTTTATATTGAATTAGGAGGAAATTAGTATGAAAGAACTTAAAGTTGGAGAAAGAGTAACCACTACTCTTGAAGTTGTCGAGCAAGGTGATTCATGTGAAGGTTGTTTTTTTGCTGACAAAGAAGGATGCCCTTATCAATGTTTTAAGGATATGCGTTCTGATGGTAAGGATGTAATTTTTAAAGAAGTTAAGTAAAGCGTATGGATAAGTTAGAATACATTCCAGGAGATTTGGTAATGGTAAAGAAGTCAGCACTTCAATTTGCTAAAGATAAATATTTAAAGTAATATCTTCATTGAGTGGTGGCTTTGTTAAGGTAGTCATGTTAAACGATAGTAGTACAACATACTCTATTAGTAATAATGCCATTCGTCCGATTCCTCTCACCCCTGAGATTCTAGAGAAGAATGGGTGGAAGTCTATAAATGGTAAGTATGCTTTAAAGATAAAAAATGCAAATTATGTAGTACTTGAATTTACAGAAGATGGTATATACACTTACATAAATGAAAATACCATGCTTTTTACAATAAAGTATATTCACGAACTCCAGCGCCTTCTATTTGGTATAGGACTTAACTCAGAAATGGAGGTGTAGGTATGCAAAAGAATGTTATACTATCCGATGAAGAGTTGGAATTACTCATAACAAGCTTGCATTGTGTTGATGAAAGAACTTACAATTGTTTTACTCGAACATATACACATTGGAGTGAAGCTAAAGAGATGAAAGAAACTCTAAGAGTGAAGCTGATAAGAGCGCAACTTAATGTTTAACTGCTTTCTGGCATAAATATAGTAGTAATATGGACTTAACAAAAGAGCAGAAAGAAATATTTTCTAAAATCGCTGATATTAAACAGGTCATTCTGTCAAACCATTTTAATATACGTGATTTGACTGAACAGTTGATTAGCACACTTCCTTTCAAGGAAGGTGATATTGTGATAAATCAAAGTAACGAACATCTTCTTGTAAGGAAGATAGAACCTTATGACAAAGGATTCGGGGTAAATGAACATCGTTATTTAGTAGAAATAGAAGTTATTCTCAATATAATAAACAAAGATGGTCAGCCTTCTGAAAGAGAGAAGTGGGCTTTGATAAGCGAAAAGAATATTAAAGATATCCAACTTCCTAACAAAAAGGGTGAGTTCATCTGTTTGTAACATAGTTTAGTAACCATCCTGCAAAGGATATAAACAAATAGATTATGATTAAAGAAGTTCCAAATCCTACATTAGAATGTATAGGATGTATATTTAAAGATGCACTTCAATGTCTTAGCATGCCTTGTTTTGCAGATAAAGACAATCCAATTAAATACATTGAAGTAAACGAAGACATAAATGAGAATAATATGAATAAAAAAGTAAGTGAATTTGTGCGTAAGTATGTTGAGGAACACTTAGATAAGAGTGATTCAAAACAAGAGTATGATGTGTATGTAGTATGGCAGTGCTACATTCTTGGTAATGCAAAGTGGTTGCTCTCAACAACACTACCTGATGGTATGTACTACGAGGTGACATACAATAAGATTAAGGATGAGTTCTACCTAGATGCTTACAAGAAGTTTGAGAATCGTTGTATTCCAAACAAGTAATTAATAATAATTTAATAATAGTGTGATTAAGAAATTTAGAAAAAAGCCAGTTACTATTGAAGCTATTAGATTATTAAATAACGATGATTCAATAGAAGAATGTATCGAGTGGGTTTTTAAAATAGGAATGGAAACATCTTTAATTGGAAAATCAGCAACCATTGATGATGTTAAAGATAAAGGTGGGTTTTATATTCCAACATTAGAAGGTAATATGAAAGCTAATATTGGTGATTACATCATCAAAGGTATAAACGGAGAGTTCTATCCTTGTAAGCCTGATATTTTTGATAAGACTTATGAGAAAGTAACAGAGTAATATATAAATAATATGAAAATACAAGAAATGATTGAAGCCATTAAAAATGGCAAGAAAGTAAGACGTGAATGTTGGAGTGGAGATAAATTTCTTTATTATGTTCCATCGGCAAGCTATCCAGCTAGGACAGGTATAGAAAACTCTATTGCTGATAAAGATGGAAAAGTTTTGTATAAGGAATATATTGCTATTCGCTGCAAAGATGGTGATGTTGGATTCTATACCCCAACTCAGTGTGATATCTTAGCAGAAGATTGGAAAGTTATAGTTGAGTAATTAATCACTCTTTCCTATAAAAGGGAGAAGATAAAATAAAAGAAATGTTAATTTGGTTAATATTAGGAATCCTTCTTGTGATTCTTACTATTTGTTTAGGAATAGCAATCATACATGAATCTGATGAAAAAATAGGTGTTATAATATCTTATGTAGGATTTATAATTGGCTTATTACTTATTATTGGATACATAAATAGCAGACCACGAGCAATCGATGTATATAAAGGTAAAACTGAATTACGTATCACGTATGAAGGAAATACACCAGTAGATTCTGCGGTAGTTTTTAAAAAATAAAATAATATGGCACAAGAAGGATGGATATGCCCTAGATGTGGAAAGGTAAACGCACCTTGGGTGATGCAATGTTCCTGTAATATGGATACTCAAATATTACCTAAAGTTGGTGCTCCTTACTATGAAGGAGACCAAGCAACATGTAATACAAAGGAGAGAAAGTAATGAGCAAAATTAAGGAATTATTAAGTCAAGCATTCAGTCAGCTTGATGAATACAATAAAGGTGGTGCTACTCAGCATAATCTTCTTTGGAAGGCTATGGGCAATATTGAGGATGCACTTAAAGAATTGGAGGATTGATATGACAGAAGAAATTTATAACAAAGCTACAAACTTAAGAAGTTTAATTGAAAAAGACAAGAAAGCTCTTAAGTATTGGAAGGAAGCTGTAGATGCAACAGAAGAAACCATCACATTGTCTAATGGGCTAGGATGCATTGGGTATGAAAAAACTTCCATTTTTAGGTTCATATCTTTTAAAGAATTGAAAGATATGGCTATTGAGAGACTTACAAAGAGTTTAGAACAGCATCAAAAAATGTATGAAGAATTATAATGGAGGATTGATTATGGACAGAAATCAAGCTAAAGAATTTTATCCTATTCTGCAAGTTTTTGCAGAAGGAAAAGTGATTGAGTGTAGGACAAAACCGAGTGCCGTAAAAGGCATAAGTGTCCCGAATGATTGGACGGAAATAAAGGAAATAGGGTACTGGGATAATATAGAGTACCGAATTAAGCCAGAACCAAAGTACCGTCCATTCAAGGATGCAGAAGAGTGCTGGCAAGAAATGTTAAAGCATCAGCCGTTTGGTGTTGTTAAAGATAAGTACTTTGCTAATTATCAAACACATCGTGCATTTACATGCTTAGTTACTAATGGCTGTCACTTCCGTGGATATGAAGATGAGACATTTGAAAATAGCTTTAAGAATTTGTTATTTGCCGACGGAACTCCGTTCGGTGTAAAAGTGGAGAAATAGTTATGGCATGGGTAGCAGTAACAAAACAAGGAAGAGAATTTATCTCAATGTGTAAGCCAATAAGAGTGACGGATGAAGATAACTATTATGGTTGGAAAGATACATTTACTGAGATTTCTCTTTGTAGTGGTAGCATCAAGAAACTCATCGGAAGAGAATTGTCTTGGAGCGATGAACCAGTAGAACTTAAATAAGAATAGCTTATGTATAGACCGATTACAATGTATCAGATTGTTTGCGATAGATGCGGAGAAGTATTTGGCGGTACAGATACTTGCTCCGCGTTATTCTGCGACAAGAGTACTGATATTGGAGACTACTCAGACTGGGAAATGATAGATGGTAAGCATTATTGCCCCGATTGCTACGATGTAGAAGTTATAAACGGAGTGTATAATGTTAAAGCAAAGGAGAAATAGATATGGAAGTATTAAAAGACATAAGTCAGTTAACAAAAGGTTGCGGAGTGACATTTATTAAAAATGATAATTTCCACTTCTACGAGTACCTTATGGTACACCCTAATCGTGAAACCTATTATCTATTTATAGATAACTGGTCGCAAGAAGTAGTACGAATATACATTAATGACCTCTTGTCAGGAGATTATTATGTTGGTAAGTACGACCGAATCTTCGTCATGGAGAAGAGAAAAAATTTCTTCAGACGAATGATAAAGAATTGTGATAAAAGAATTGAAGAACTTAAAAGTAAGTAGTTATGGCAAAACCTTACAGAATCAAGCATAAGGCTAGCGGGTTGTACTACCAGCCTGCAAGAAATCATAGTAATCTTGGTAAAAATGGCAAGGTGTATATGGCAAACAACTCGCCATTACTAGCAAATTATGGATATGATTATATATCTATTAGTGTTAGAAAAGGCACGAAGGTACATGATATTTTAGAAAAGGAAATGCCCTTAAAAGGCGTAGAACGTTCCTATGGTGCAGAAGTTTGTTATCGTGTTCCAAAGAGTGAATTTGAAAAAGAAAATTTGTAGCGTATGAAAACAGAAAATATCAAGTTCAAGGCTAAACGTCTTGATAACGGAGAATGGATAATCGGAAGCTTTGTTGTAATGAAGATTCCTGCACTTAGCAAAAAAACTATAGGTATCGTAGCATCAGACGGTGCAACGCTTCATGAAATTGACCCTACTACTGTCTGTCAGTTCACAGGGTTAATAGATTGCGAAGGCAATGAAATTTGGGAGCACGACCTAATACATTTCGTAGGGTATAAGCCTACAGCCGAAGTGTTTTGGTCAGAAGAGGACTATGCTTTTATGGCAGCCAGCGAGAATGAACCTCTTTATTTGCTTCCACATGTTCTGGAAATTGGTAAGATAGAAAGAGTTGGAAATAAATTCGATAAAAAGAAGTAGCGTATGAAGATTAGATCAGCAAAGAAGATAATGAAGCAAGCTAGAACAGATATTCCTTGGACTAACTTGTATTGGAGAACTAGAATAGAAATACATGATTTGGGGCATGGTTTTATTTTAGACCACCGCATCTCTAAGGCGAAAAAATTGACAACACGATGGGACGCTCGTAAGCTTATTAACGAATTGGTAAAGCTCAATAAGAAGCATCCGTTCAAGCTAAAAGATATTCAGCGTAGTGCAGAAAGATTAAAACAGTACAGCGTATGAAAGAAGAAAGATGTTGTGGTAACTGCCTTTGGATGGGATGCGAAGACATCTTAGGCAATGGATGGTGCTACAAAAAAGATTGCGAAACATCTTGTGATAAGGTTTGCAAGAAACATGAATTTTAAAATTTAAATATCAAATGGAAAAGATTTTTAGACATTTCAAAGGAGGTTATTACAGATTTATCACTGAGGTTACAAATAGTGAGACTCAGGAGAAGGAAGTTGTTTATCAGGCTCTCTATGGAGAGTGCAAGGTTTGGACTCGCCCTGCCGATATGTTCTACGGAAAGGTGAACGTTGACGGTGTTGAGTTTGATAGATTCACCGAGGTTGTTGGTGTGCCTGTGTTATTCAAAAAGACTAACGAGAACGCTATCATGCCATCCAAGGCGCATGACGATGATTTCTGCTATGACTGCTATGCTGTTTCAGAGGAAGAGATTGCGCCTAACGTATGGAAATATGGTCTAGGATTTTCGCTACAGATTGAAAACCGCAATAAGCCTGCTGATATTTCAAGATGCTTCACGCTCCGTCCTCGCTCTTCTGTATGGAAGACTGGCATGGTTCTCAGTAACTCAGAAGGAACCATTGATGATGGTTTTGTTGGCGAGATTTCTGCTGTCTTCTATCACGTTATGCCAAATATGCCGCGATACAAGGTTGGTGATAAAATCGTGCAATTTCACTTAGAAACAAGTGACAACATCATGTTTATAGAGACGGATGAATTAAACAAAACAGAGCGTGGCGATAACGGCTATGGCTCTTCTGATAAGAATGGTATGGTACTCTAAAGTAAAAGGTCTTACAGAGAAAGTAATTGAGTTATATCCAACGATGTCTTCAAGGGAAATAGCAGAGATTACAGGATTTGCCAAGACTACTATAATTCGGTGTGCTGCAAAGAATCATCTTAGGCACACCGAAGAAACACAGAAAAGAATAGATGAATACATAAGACAACGAAGGTCTTCTGGTAGAAAATCATACGACTATTCTAAATTGAGCAAGAAGATTACTCATACAAGAAAGATGGAATCGTGGCGTGTAAGAAGTGGTCTAGAACAAAATACAAAATATAAAGTTCGTATCACTCCAAAGCGCATACAAAATGCAATGTATCATCTTAGGCAAAAGTATGGTTATTTCTATGAAACTGTTGACAAAACTGTATTATATTACGATTCGCAAACAATACGTGTGAAAAACGAGAATTACTATACTGAAAAGTATGGAATCTCTTTTATTCTGGCTGACGAATAACTTCTGTGCATTATTATATGTTTAGGGGTGGCTGCACATCGCGTGCGGTCACCCCTTTTTTGTTTATAAATCAACTAATAACAAAACAAAAACATTAGAAAAAAACTAAGAACGTTTGTGTAGTTTTAGCTTCCAGTATATCCAACCTAAAAATGCAAGAATACCTATAAAAAGACAAACTGACGCTATCTTACCTATATTCAAGAAAGCTTTATCTGTCTTTGATAGTTGCTTCTCTACATATACTTTATCTTTCGATATTTCGCTTATCGTTGAGATTAAGGAGTCACACTTGCTATGATATATCGCAGCACTATCCTTGTATTCCTTAAGACTAGAAATACTATCTCTCAGTATCTGTACGTCTTCATGTGATATTTCGTGATATTCGTAGTGAAATTTATCCTCACCAACCTTGTTGCCGTTCGCGTCATACTTCGAAGCTGTACTATCCTTGATATGTGTCTTCTCTTTCGTAGTTGACTTCACGGATTCCTTGTGCGATGCTCTGTATGATTCCAGCTCCTTTACAAGCCTTGCGTTGAAGAGTGAATCCCACTTAGCCTCGTTACGTTTATCTGTGATGTATGACTGTTTTTCTATCACACGTTCTTTCGCCTTACATCTACAGAACATTGATAGAATCAGCATTGCTACTGCAATGGCAATTACAACCCTTGTTATCTTATCAATCAGTTTCATAAGCTACTGAATTACAATCGTTACTTTTTCCTTTTTATCCCAAGCTGTCTTCATAGTCTGAATGAGCTTACTAGTCCATAATCGAGAATCGCTAACCCATCCTTTCTTATCGTTTTTACCGATAAGGATACACCCCTCTGTGTCTTTTGCAGAGTTACCGGAATGAATACGGATACCATCGAACCCTGGCACATCCTTCAATAATGGAAGCATTTTCTTGAATCTGTTAGAGTAGGTATATACGCATTCATAGCTGCCGATTGGTATTGCAGTCTGCCCATATACCTTTTTGTTTTTGATTTCGTTCAAATCCATTTTTTGATTCAATCCTCTGTCTGTATCTTCAAGAGTATTGCATCCGAACAAATTTCCATTCACGTACAGACGGCTAATAGTATATCCATCCTTTTTCCAAGCTCTATCAATTAGTACTTCCATTTTTGTTTTCCTCCTCTTTTTTATCAAACTCCTGATTCAATCTCTCCAATATCGGTTTCCAATAACTAGGCAATGCCTTTGCAAACTCGAATCTCAAAATGTAGTAAATAACTCTGAATGCTACATTCTTAGGGTATGCCTTGATGAGGTTTTTGAACGCGTTGCATAGATACACATAGCAGAAAATGTATGTAAGCATTTTTATTACAAACAAAGCATCATTTCCGTCATTACAGCCTATCATGATACCATATATCACATAGTCAATGGTAAGATAGAGCGAGATTTCAAGTATGGCGTTTACAAACTTTGATGCCGAAAAGTTTTTGCATCGTACAACACTAACTCCATCAGCCCTCATACCACAAAAGATGTTGAAGCCGAAAGCAATTACTAGCGCCAGCACGAAACCTTCAGTTGGCGTTGCAAAGGCAAGTATAGCAGAGAAAATTGTAACCACTATCTGCCGAATCTGTGATGAATCTAATAAATCTATCATAATCTGTTATCCTGAATAATAAATAAAAATAAAGTTTCGGTCTCTTGATGCAAAGATAGCAAAAAAAACCGAAACTTCATTCAGAATAACGAAAAACTTTATACTTTTAAATCATGATACGGCAATTCTCCGTTATTTAAGAAAGAAATGCACTCATCGAAAATCTTACGTTCATAATCGAGCGCATTGATTTTAGGAAACCATTTCTTTATCTTTTCGTCATTGCGTTTTACCATTTCACCCCAAAGAACGCACCAGTCATTTATGGTAATATTGTCATTCTTGACCTCATGCCAATAATCCTTGGCAACGTCTTTAGTGTGAAGTTGCCCGATAAGACAAAGATGTAAGTCTGCCATTTCTTCATCAAAATGGCACTCACCAATCTCACATTGAACTTGCTTCATCATATCAAGCATTACACCGTCATTCATTCCAACTTCGCAACAATCAGCCATTGTTGCAACACAATTCTTAATAGTCTGTATATCGTTGCTTGCCAATATGTTTTCAAATACCTTTTTCATAACCGTATGTTTTTAGTGTTACTTCAAGAAATATTCTCTTATGTCGTACACGCCATCCTTATCTTTCAACAAGTCGAGTGCAAGGTGGTTGGCATACTTAACAAGATGTTCTGTATCAATATCATTAACATCTTCCTTGCCGAGTATCTTTGCAATTGTGCATCCGTGGTCGCTTACAACCTGATTCATGACAACGTACAAAGCATAATCGTTGTAGTAAGGCTTCTCCTCTGTTGCAAGTCCGAGACCAGTCATAGCATTGAGCCATGTCTGCATATCCCAAGTTGCAGATGGATTCATACTGTTTACAATCTCAGAAGCCTCCTTCTTCGTAAGATAGTTTGTCCACTTGATAGCGCAAAGCTTATCAAGATACTCTTGCGCCAACTCTGGGTGTTTGGCTGCCATATCCTGCATCATACAACGCATCGTATCTCCAAATACGTGCATATACTTTACGTTTGTTGATGAAGCCATCATTCCATACAGCTCATCAAACTTACTCATAATGTCTTTTGCTTCCATATCTTATATTTTTTAAGCTATTATCAAATCTTTCAACTCTACAAAGTCCTCCTCTGTGAAATTGATGCTTCGCTTGCTTCCAAAGAGGATAGCGGTGGCAATTCCATCCGGCAGGTCAATAGACACAACTCCTTTGTCGATATGTCCGTGTATAAAACCTACATCGAATTTGTAATCTTCCACGGATTTTAGCATCTGCATCATATCTTCAAATATCGTGTTGGCATCTATGTTGCCGTCTTCATCGGCGATGAATAGGGTAGCGTTGTCAATGCTCTTGCCCCAACTATCCTTGTGCTTGGCGATGATGTTGTGCGCCGCACGTTTCATGTACACTGATGGTATGGCGAGCATCTGGTTAGCCTTAACCATATCGTCTATTCTAGCATCTGCCCAAACGTCAACCGATTCAAGCAGTTTCTCTTTAAGCTCTGTTACGTTCATTTCTTAGTTCCTCCTTTATGTGTTTTATTGTACCAAACGAGATATTCTTGCCAAGTCTTATCACTATGGTTAGTCATATAATCGTTGAGCATAGCAGATTTCAGTTCTTCTGCTTGCGCTACTTCTTTTCTCAATCGTTGCATCAAGGACAAGTGTTTCTTTAATGCCTCCTGTCCTTGCTGAGTGCTTTCGATACGAGGGCGTATAATGCGCAATTCCTCGTCTTGTACTAGCTTAGACACATATTGCAAGCTATTGACGTATTCTTGATTCTGCATCAAGTACTGCCTTTGCGCCCCTGTAAGATTGTCCTCAATCTTATCAATCTCATCCCAGAGTGGGGTTTGAGACTGCTGTGCTTGCATGTTGATAGATGCTCGCTTCTGTTGTATTGCCTCATACATCTTCTGTAGCTCGGCATCCATCATTTGCGGCTGCTGCTGACTTGTACCCATATCCAATAATGGGCTGTTTCCAAAATTCATCATAACAATCAATATCTTTAAAGTTGGTGATATATTATAGAGAGGTGAGAGGGCATCCACCAACGAGGGCAAACACCCCTCACCAACTCATTTCTTTTTAGTCCTTTTTACAGACTTTCTTACTCTGTTACGCTCCTGTAGTGGGAGTGGAAGGAGCAGTACCGTTACAGCAATAGCTGCCGTAGCCCGAGATTACTGGCGTAGAAGGGAGTACCAACTGACCACGCAAGCAGTTGCAGGTCTTCTCGTTCACGTAAGCCATCATCAGCTTCTCCTTGTAAGGAGTGAGGGCTTCCATAACGGCTACCTTCTTGTCGAGGTCGCTATACTTAGCCTGTAGTGCGTCATACTGGTCTCTCTGATTCTTGTACAGACCGAAGTCCGAATCAACCTGAGACTTGTAAAGACCGAACTCAGCCTGCATTGCACGGCGGTTCTCGGCGTTGATAGCATCTACCTGCGACTTGTAAAGACCGAATTTCTCGGCAACATCTGTCTCACGCATAGCATAGAACTTGTTAGCGGTGTCGAGCTTCATACCGAACATGTAGGTAAGCAACTTCACCTCATCATCACATTCCTTCTCCATTACCTGCAAGGCAGTTGGCTGATTTGAGCTTGAGTTAGCTCCGTAGGTGTTGATGTTTACGTTCTCAGGCATATTACTGCCGCCGAGAGAGCCGAATACACCACGACCATTGCCGTTGAGCAAAGCTAAAGCCAAGCCACCGATGCCAATTCCGAGGGCTGTTCCTGCCAAACCCTTGCTGGCATACTCCTTCTTACCATCTTCGTAGATTTTCTTCTCTACGACTTTTGCATCTGTCATTTCCATAATACAATCTTTTGAAATCCTTAATATTAACTAACACTATGTAATCGATTACGGATGCAAAGGTACAAAGAATAGGGGAGAGCAAATATAACTCTATCACACTTTCTTTTAGTGGTTGATTATCAGATATTTAAGGTGATAGGAGGTAATATCATAAATAACAAAAAGAGAGGCAATCACTTACCTCTCTTACTCAACTTGTAAGGAATACTTACATGTTCAACTATTAGGATAGAAGTAGAAACAAAAATCCCCTATACTATTGGCGTAGTATAGGGGAATATTACATTCCTGCTCGGAAATGCGATGCTCTAAAAAACGCTGCTCTAAAAAACACTGCAAATATAGACAATAATTCTGAAACCACCAAATTTTTCATCATTAATTTGTTAGATACAGATACAATCCTTCCACGAACCACATTATCAATATCATAGTTGACATCGTTACCCAAGTCAAGAAGTACTTATCGACCTTCTTATACTCGTAAGAATAGTATAGGTATGCAATGAACGTGCTGTTGATGATTGCCAGTATCGCTGCTATAATCAAAGTACAAAACATATAATCAATACTCATATATGCTCGCTTATCCGTGCTGCGATAGGGCTTATCCGTTATTTTCTCTTGCTCTTTATGAAGTGTAGTATGTCCCACTTCTTAAAATATCGGGTATGTCCTCGCTTTTTGCAAACGCCGTTCGGAATATCACCCCTAGCCACCATCCTGTTAAGGGTAGCATCAGAAACGTGCAGTTTCTCCTTAACCTCCTCGGTGCTCATCATAGGATTGAGCATATCGGGGATAATGTCACACAATCTATCTAGGTCATCGTCACTCATTCCGCAAGCGGTGATGACATCACCATTTCGCTGTTGCTCGTCAGCTTTAAAGCAAGCGTCAGCCAACGACTTCAAAGCTGTACCTAGCAACTTATAACTTAATATCTTTCCCATATCTTATGCATAAATTTTACGTCCTAGTTTCGTATCATTAACAAACATTCTAGCAAAGCTATACAAATAGAATATAGTTGTCACGACCATGACCGTAAAGCATGAATCCACCATATCTTTAGTTGTGTACCAACTCCACTCTACAATATGAGCCGCATTGATGCCTAAGAAGTATATAAATGGAATGCGATACCACTGGCACAAGAAGAAAAATCTACTTGCAAGTATCGTCACCATCGGCAGGACGTAAACCATGAAATAAATAAAGATATAGCAAGGCATATTTTCATTATAGGGGATAAACATCTCACGGGGATGCTGAGAGAACCCCCAAATGCCGTATGCGTGGAAGAACATAATAATGATAGGCACATACTTGCAGAACCAGCGGAAGAACTTTAATATTCTCCTGCTATACCGATTACCATGCTTCTTAAGCATATCCATCAGCTCCGTCACATCAATGTCCTTTATCAACCGTTGGACTTCGGCTTCTTGTTCTAGTGTCATATTAATAAACCTCCTTTTGTCTATAGCTAATTGTTCATAATTCATTGATTTAAATTAAATGATGTTGCAAAGTTACACTCTTTTGCACAAAACCAGCGGAAATGAGAATATTTCTGTGTTAAACTTTATAAAAAGTAACAATCTGAAAGTTTTGCTCCCGATAACACATAGATAATAATCTGATTATTACCGTGTTTAATCAGCCTCCATAACCACCTCTCACATAAATCTCAACCTTGTATCTAGGTATATTCTCATTTTGCTTGCCAACTTTGTTGCTGCCATATCTCTCTTGATTGATATTCTAATTTACGTTTCTGAGGTGTCCTCGACCTTAAAGTCGAGGACGATTAACTATTAACAACTAACTATAGTAAGAATGCTGACACCGGGCGAACAAGAAACTTACCCTGAACCTTACTGTACCAGTTGTTGAGGTCGCCGTCGTTAAAGTTCATATACCACGCGCTCACACTACTGCCCTCGGTTGACGCCCAGTAATAGCTTGCATCCAGTTGTTGAGCTCCCTTGATGAGTGATAGCGCATAGTTAATCCTTGCTTTATTAGCATACATCATCAGCAGTTCTCCCACCGATGGCAGCCACCAGTATCCGGCGGTCAATCCTTTACCCTTACTGTTTGCCCTACTATACAGTCTACAATAGCCTGGAGCGTAAGCAGCAGTATTCGTTACGTGTGCATCTGATGATGCTCTGATGGCTGCGTCCGTATGCTGACGGCCATTGAAGTCGAGCATGGCTGCTAGGCGGTTGTTTCCGCTAACCTCTGCTGCATAATTGTCATCATTTCTGTAATTTGGCGAATCTGCCTGTACCTCTGCACTCGACCATTGGAGCTTATCTGCCTGCGTTGGAGCCACAACCAGATGACGGCCACCTTCAAAGATTACTACGCCATCCGCTGTTTGTCCGTCAGCTTCCAACCTTGGCCACTTGGCTGGAGTAACTATGAGCGGCCATCCATCACTTTCACGATGGTACATGATAAAGATACCATCATACATCTGATCCATATTCTGTTCAAGATAAGCCTGCATGCTTTCCTTGCTTGCGTTTGTGACTGCATATCCGTTCTGAGACAGCCAATCGCTGATTTTTCTTATCTTTATAGCCATAATATTATGTATTTAAAAGATATTGTTACTTATTTTTCTCTTCTACCGATACCGCATTGCTGATAGCGGCATTCACTGCATCAATGAAGCAGGGAGCGGTAGTGCGTTCAACGAGTTCCTTGATGATTCTCACTTCATCGTCTGTGTACTCGGTCTCGTCATTTCCGTTCCACATTTTCACTGCAAGAGCCTGTCCTGCCAGCCCCAATCCTGCTCCCTGCGAGTAGATGATGTTTGCAATCTGCTTGCGTGCGTTAACTACCTGACACCGATTCTTGTCGAGTGTCATAAATACTTCGAGATGTTCTAACTTAACTTTCATATTAATTTTTGCTTTTATGATTATCTATTTGACCAATCCAAATCATGTTCTCCGCTCCAGAAGATACCACGACCGAAATAGGTCTTACCCTTCTGACTAGGATTAAGTAATTCTGGGTTTATATATACAAGATTTATTGTTTCTCCACCATTAAGTTGATGCCATCCACCGACATCACAGAAATATATTCCGTTATTAATATCATTAGCATTTATTGCCATCCAACGCTTACCTGTTCCTCCAGGTACAAACTCGTAATAATGTATAGCATTTTCTCTAGAAGAATTGAATACTACTACATCAATAGGACATCCGGCCGATTTATCATCAGGACTATACAATGGAATTTTGTATACGGTTTTATTGTCATACGTAGTACTCTCTAGTCTCACAACAGTATATGCAAAATCGTATCCGTCTGGATAGATGCGCATACTATACCCATTTATTACTGCCAATGTACTTTTACTATGACCAAAAGCACCTCGACTCCATATAGTACTAGCATAGAAACGCCAACCTCTAGTCCTTTCTGGATTCGTACCTTGACTGTAAATATCTGCATCAAATGTTATATAGCCAGAACTATCAAAATATATTGAACCAGCGCTTTTCTTTCCATCAGAACTAACCGCAGTCAATTTATGAAAAGAGCCTACCACACCCTTTAGTTCTCCTGCGAATATACCATTAGACGCATATAACGAACCATCTTTCTTTACGCTGAATGGAGCATCAGCCCCATTCGGTGCGCCAAGCCACAGAGCGTAATCATTATCATTACTAACAACCCTAAATGAGCCAAACATCTTACCAGTAGTCGGACTGAACAGATTAATCTGATTGGTTCCGAGCATATTGATGGTAGCGTTCTCGGCAAGAAGAAGATGAGTTGCTATTGATTTATATTGGCTCATCTCTGTCCAATGCCCATCGGTCAAACTGGGCGAAGAAGTAGCGTCATCATACGTTTTAGTACATTGATACCACTTGCCTTTAACACAAACAACATCAATGTACGCTTCTTCTCCTGCACCAGAAAGATACTTATAGCTGCCCGATTCAAAACCGTCATGTTCACGCATAAGAGCACCTTTTTGCCCTTTGTCTCCTTTCAGAGAGAAGGAGATAGAGCCAGTTACTTCTGCTAAAACCTTTGTCATAAGCTAACTATTTAACACCTGTGATTACGTAAACTGCGCCCTTGTAGGCACGTATTGCCGATTCCGTAACAGTAAACTTGTTGCCGCTTACCGTTGGTGCTCCCGAAATAGGAATACCGCTGTTGGAATATAAAGTCATGCTGAATGCGACATCTTCGATATTTGTCTTAGAACCACGCTTGCGCATGTACGGAACGTACACGATGCTTCCTCCCGAATTTTGAATGAAGTTCTCAGCTACAGCATTTCCGTTGCCATCCGTAGGGTTCGGGAATATGATATATTCATCCGACACGTCATTGACGGTCTGGGTATCTGACGCATAAAAACTTCCTGCCTTGTATGCTTCGCACATAACGAGGATAGATGAATCAACGTCTGTCTCATTGATGGTGAATGTAGGAGAGTCGCTATCCTGCTTGAGTACCCATGCGTTGGTAGAGTCTGGAAGATACCACTTGAATGTGTATCCGCTAGATGTCACGGACGTTCCTTCCGTCACCTCTGCTTTGACGGTACAGCTACCGCCCTTCTCTGTGATAGTGAACAGATTCGTACTTGAAGTAGGGAGAATGTTCACTCGCTTTGAGCTGACAACGCCCTTGGCTATATAGACTGGGTACATAGCTTTAAGATTGATGTTTGTGTTTTCGAGCGACAGACTTGTTCTTGCTTCGATGTTGAACGAATCACCGCTATTGATTTTTACAAGGTTCTTATTGACCGTAAGGGTCGGATTGCCGCTAGAATCAGCCCCCATGGTAAAATGACCAGACACGCCACCAAACGAATTAGTGGAAACGCCCGAATCATTGAACGCCAGCGTCACACCGCCGACAACCCATGTTGTAGAACCTCTTGTAAGGTCGAAGTTATTACCTGCGCCCTGCTCTGCTGAAAAGGCTTGCATAACTATGACTGGATGCCTAGCACCGCTAGCTTCGAAGTCAGGCGAAATCTGAGTAGGCGCATTCCACTCGCCATCATAGTTCTGATTAACGTCTCCTGTCGTACACTGAAGGATTGGGTAGATTGTCGTTCCGTTGCTTGTCACAACAATCTGTCCTGTTATTGATGCTTTACTCATTTGTTACCTCGCTTTCCTTTTTATCTGTTGATACCTCTGTAGCAGGAGTCTCCTCTGTGCTCTCTGACGCTGATGCGTCTGGCATATCTGCGCCAAATCCGTTATCCTTATTCCTTGTATCGCCCTCACCACCATACTCGACTGGGGTATAGCAATATGCAGGGGTGGCTACACTTCCGTCAATCTCAGCTAGAGCAGAATACTCCTCTATGAGAGCACCGCCAGCATAGGCAGCTCTTGCACTCAGATTAACACCAGGAACATCATTCATCTCACTCTGATAGAGCAAGTAATTACCGTCATGCGTCATTGTAAGCGGAACACCAGCCTTGGTGATTACCTCTGCGACTTCCTTAGTTACCTTAACGTAATATCTCATAATCGTATATTTTTAAAGTTCAACAATAATTAGCTGTTCTCGTCAATTTCCCTTGACACAAGATAGTTCCCATCCTCATCCACAAGGGTATTGCCATTCTCGTCAACAATCAGCTCGTAAGCACCTCTGTCTTCTATTGTCAGACGGATACTCTTCTTCGCCTCGAAAGGACATTTGAACGTCTCTCCGTACCCTAACACCGTGACATTCTCAGTCATGGTGACTACGCCATTGTTCACAACCTTGCCATAAGATACTTTCTGCCACTTCGCTCTGATAATCTTATTCCATACAGAAGGGTCAATGACTCCTTTGTTGTCACTTACGATAGCCCGACAAGTTACGAAAGCTGTATCAGAATTGAGACCGAAGCCATCGCCTACGAACTGAGGAGTGAGGGGTGGAATGGTTCTTTTGATATAGGTAACCTTCTTCGGGTCTCCTGTTCGAGGAGAAGACGGAACACTTCCTTCGTAGATATAGCAGGCTCTTACCTCATATCCGATTCCGTCACCTATCATATCACAGTTGACGGTGATAGATGTAATCTGACCGTTTGCAGCCTTTGTCATGGCGGTAATCTCGTAGTTCTCGGAATCGTCAACGGAAGAGATAAGCTGCTTTGTTCCGTTATCCAAGATACGATACCACCATATCCTTGCCTTTGCGTCCGCAGACTTATCTATAGCACCGACCATAACCTTTGCTGTTATGGTTCTTGTGCTTGCGTGTTTGAGCGGATTCCAAAGCACCGTAGGAGCGCTATCAAGCATAATCTCTGCCCTTGCATTAGTGGTGTCTTCAAGGTAGAGCGGCTTGTTGGCTATGAATGTGTACTTATATCCACTTATCGGGTCAGTCCAATTACCCTCAAACCGCATTGTTCTCGGCTTATTGATAACTGAGTTAGACTTTATGAAGAGAGTTCCCTTGTTCAAACCCTCTGTTGTGGCTTCATAACCACTTACCACACTAGCTTTTTCACTTGTTGCTACTACGACAATTCCACTAGTAGAGACTTCCAACCATTTGAATGAATCCAACTGACTGTTAAATGTGCCCGTCTCGTTAGGGTTGTCGGGGTCTATGAGGAAGCATGACGGAAACATCGTACATGGACGGATTGCGTAATTCGGGGAATATGAGTTAGCGATGCCGTCATACTGCTGCCTGTTGATGATGTTTCCAACTATTTCTATGCTGCAAGACTGGGAATAGGCGGTTGCCTGTATATCCATCATCTTGTCAACACTTACTGCTAATTCTTTTGGCATATCTTTCAATTTTAAAGTTCAACATTAGAAACTAACACTCACATCTTCGGAATACATCGTCTCTCCATCCTTGATTTCGGCATCACATCGGAATGTCACACTACCTATCTTGAATGCAGCACCGCCAAGGTCTTCATAGGTCAAATCAACCGACAATCCGCAGTTGGCGTGAGAGAGTGCCCATTTATTGTCTGCGTTCGGGTCTCCGCTGTCTCTAGTCCATACAACATTAACCATGGAGTCGGTCACGTCTTGATTGTAGAGTCTACCGATTACCGACAGAGTAGTGAATACCTTCCAAGAGCCATCAGCATTCGTTGCCATCAAGTCGTTGAGACGGAAGTTCCACAGCTTCGATGATTGCATTTCGAGTGTAAAATACGGATTGCCCTCCACGAATGCCCAAGCTGTAGATGAGTAGATTGGCGGCTTTGTTGTCTTGTCTTCAAGGCATTGCCACTTGCACCCGAGGTAATAGACGGTATCAATCGTTCGGTCTCCATTGCGGTAAGGATTATCTCCTTGTGCCACAGACAAGCTCCACACGCCTCTGTCTCTTGTCGTGTAGATTGGGTTGCCCTGATAGTCTATCTGCTGGAATGATGCAGCCATCATCCACTTAGCATAGAACGCTCCATCACGCTTGTTGGCGGTAGGGAAGTCTTGGAATAGGAACGATAGTGCATCTGGCAGCTTGCCCATCGCAAGAGAGTAGTTCGTCTTGTCTATGATAGGCTTAGTAACGTGGTCGAGCCATACAAGCAACCCCTCGGATGATGATATATACCAGCAGCTCTGCCTGTCTTCGCCCACCGCATTTCCCCATCGTATCAATCTTGCCAGCTCGCAAGGCGGATAGTTCTTCTTGCTAGGACATTCATCATCGGGGTAGCAGACAACTGTGATGGTATTCGTTACCGTATTAACAGATAGTACTCGCAGCCACATATCATAATACTTGCCATTCTCGGTTAAGGTATTGATGGAAGCCAAGACAACATCATTCTCCTTGAATGCCGTAAAGTCGTTATCCCATCGCTTCTGAAGCTTCAAGTCGTAAGTTACATTACCACCTTCCGCCGCAGGAATCTCCGTCACCGACTCAACCATTCCGCTCTCTGTGAAGACGAAATTACTCTCCATAGCTGTCTGTCGGTTCACGATGAGCTCCTTGGTTATGATAGAGCTTCGTGATGTGATACTCTCAAACTCAGCGTTGCCCAGTTCGTCAATCCTGCCACCAGTACCAAAGAGCATTCCCTGGACGAACTCCCCGAAGGTCGCGCCTTTCTTGAACTGTGATAAGTCTTCTGCTGTCAATCCCTGCAAGAACTTCTGCACCTTCTGAAAGGTGATTGTGCCGCTAGCTATATCATCTTTCAGTTTAGAGAGATACATCTTATCGGTTATACTAGCATTAAAGTTGTTAGTACTACTTCCACCAACCATACTAGATAGAGACTTAACCGTTTCTCCCTTTACAGCATCAATAATCTGCTTTACATCACTCTTTGTAACTTCCAACGAATTTACAAGCTCAACTTCAACTTCTGCCAGCTCATCGTTATCAACCTTTACTGAGTAGTTGCTGACGAAAACTTCGTGACTAATAAGATTTCCATCGCTATCCGAATCGCTTTGTATCTGTATTGAAAGCTTTGCATTCTCGTTTAGCTTGCTTGCAAAGTCAGTATTTTCTTGCAAGAATATGCGAGAAAACTTAACAGAGTAGTTGAACTGGTCTGTATTGTTTTCATTCATGTGCTTGATAAGAGCATCATCGAGTCGTTTCTCTGCTGCTGTTACAAGAACCTTTGGTGGTTTGATTCCTGTGATGACAAACAAATCTCCCTTTTGCGGTTTAAATCCATCACTCGCGTTTGGCATTACGATACCTAGTGTTGATGTGTCCTTTTGAACCGCAATCCATAACTCTTTCTGAGTTGAATCTTGGTTTAGTTTATCTTCGTAAGCATCGCTAGCGTTAGCAAATATGTAGTCATTCTTATCTGTGTTAACTCGCTTTAAGTTTCCATTTTCATCAACACTTACACAGTTGTAACACTTTGATTTGTCAGCACTCGGTTGATTGTAAATCACAAATGAGCATGCAGGGCATCCGTTACTCTTGATGAGATTTATCTTTGCTGATTCCTTGGCTAAGACATGATTAAATAAATCAAAGCCAAACTCTCCATTAAACTTGTGTAGTTTGATGTAGAAATATTGATGTATATATGTTGTTCCATCGCTATCCTTTACATCACTATCGTTGCTATCAAACGACACATCTGCAATCTCACCGAACAACTGACCCAAACCATCTTCCTGTATCACATCGTTGCGAATGCCATTGATAGTAGGCTTAATATCATCGAAAGTTACGCTACCTTGGTGAGGGTTTCCTTTCTTATACAAGTTTACAAACTCATAATATCCACTACCACTAGGCAATTTATGGGTGTTATTCAAAGCATAATAGAAACGCTCTGCGCCTTTCGTGTTGCGATATATAGAAGGCATAAGTACCGATGATGGTGCAATCCAGACTCTATCAGTAACTATTACCTTTACTGCATTATCCTCAGTTCCGGTATAAACCTTGTTGAATCCGTATCTATCACCATCTTTTACAAATTGATAGTCGTATTCAATACAATTCGCCTCGCCGATTCCACTTACATTAATACCAGCTTCACTATAAGGAATGTACTTGTCTCCATTCTTCCATTCGTATTCCGATTTTGACTCGTATGAGAACTCAACACTTCCACCAAAAGCAACATTCCAAACACTCGCGCCATAAAAACTCCTAATGCCATCACTATTGAACACCTTGCAATTGTAAGAAAAGTCAGCACCTATAGTTAATGTGAAATCTCCATTCTCTTCAAATGTGTATGTAGAAACATTTCCAAAGCTCATCCCTTCAGAGATAGGCACATACGTTTCTTCTCCTATTTTTCTCAGTTTTATGCTCCTATTGGCTTTACCAACGTTTGATATAAAGTCAGGTCTCGTAATGTAACTAAATAATTCAAAGCTAAAATTCAAGTTCGTCAAATCTATCTTCTGACCCTTAATCGCGCTGATTGGAATGTTAATCCAGAAACTACACGTAACCGTTGGGTTAGACGGACTATCTGCTTGTGATAAATTTTCTGGAATAGTAGAACTATGAATGTAAAATGCAGGTGGACTTACATCTACACTTCCATTGTAGCTTTTTCCTTCCTTGCTTTTATAAAGTACAATTGTATCATTGTATATTGAATCTTTGAGGAACTTTGACAACTCTACACTGACTTTATCCTTGCTGATATTCTCTGTATTGAAAACTGCTTCACCAAACTCATCATCATTAGGATAGTAATATGGCAGGTTATCAGATGAACCGTAACCTGTTATCATATCAACTATCTTATAGTTCGCATTCTCCTTAGATACAGATATAAGAGCATCACTACTACCATACTTAATAGGTGTATCGGTTAAGTCGTGCTGTACCTTGCCGACATGACAAACGTTGCCATCCCAGTAGTAATCAAGCTCAAAAGTTGTATTGATAAGCTGCAAGACATCAGTCAAGTATTGGTCTTCAAATGATACTTCCTTAACTTCATCTGTTCCATATCCTTCGTCAACAACAACGTAATATCCTTTGTATTCATCTGTAGGACGATACAATCCGCAATATGCCATTGAGCTATTAATGCGAGCTATAAACTCATAGATAGTTCCACCAAACGTAAACTTTGTCTGGTTTGAGCGGTATCGGTCTTTGTTCTGTGTATCAACATCATCAACGACAACATCAAAGAACAGAGTGTTATCAAGCAATTCTCTTCTAGATGTGAAAGTGATTTCGCTCTTCCACATTCTAGACGAATTATCCTTTGTAGAGTTTGGTGTATAGGACGCAAAGAATCTATCGCCATTGTACTCCACGAACTCTTCTTTCTTCCATTGCAAAGGCTCAGAAGAATATATTGTAGCAGTAATGGTAGGAGCACCACCCATACGCTTTGCATCGTAGGTATATGATGATACAATAGCAGGGTTAGCTTCCGATGGGAATAAACCGATAATCTCATTATCAGTGTTCTCATCGTAAGTCAACTTCTGTATGTATAATGATTCAGCCTTCATATTTAATCTTTATTGTTGTCTGTATTCTTTGTATTTGCAGTAATCTCTGCCTGTTTTGCCGCACGTTCATCTGCCTCTTCTTGCTGAGTCTGCAATCTTACTTCCTCGTCAGGTGCAGAAATAGTATTCTTTTCAACACCAGTCTTAGTAGAAATCAAACCTGCACCGCTCAATGTACAAAGCATCTGATTCCATGCACTTTCATCGAATGGCTGCCAAGGCTTAAATGATGTACTGATTCTCATCTGCTTAAACTCAGTAATTGCAGTAGGATTCTCACCACTTGCAACCAACTGCTTTGCCAGTCCTTCCTTGAATAGTCTTGAATGCTTGCTGACGAAATTCTGCCACTCAATAGCTGCATTGTTAGCCTCTTCAATATCCAAAGAACGTGTCATCTGAATTGCCAGACCGCTTATATCGCCACTAGACTTTATATCCTTCGGCAAGATAAATGTACATCCTGTAGCAATCTGCAATTGGTCGAGAATTGACTGCATGAACTCAATCATGTTCTGTGGAGAAGGTGGAGTCTTAAACTCTGCGCTGCCATTTCCTTCAATGCTTGTATCATTCAGGATGATAGAACCAGCAATCTTCTTTGCGGTTTCATTGAGTTTGCCCTTGATGTAAAGGATTCCCCATCCGTGACGTTTCTGAATGACCGAAAACAGATTATAGATAATCTCGAATAGCTCGATAAGGTCTTGACCGTTATTCCAAGCAACATCACCACGTTTTGTGATAAGTGGACTTTCAGAGAATCCATGCTCCTCCTTGCTTTTCAAGCACCATCCTTTCAGTACTTCGTTTGTGTCAACGTTCTGAATGAATACATCTGTAAAATGATAATGATATGTCTTATCGTATGCGTCAATGTGTCTTACATTATCCTCAGTACGATAATACACGCAATCAAGAAGCGGTTCTCCGTTATCGTCTTTGTGCGTGATAATCTGATAGCCATCTTCATACGAGAACAATCGGCATTTCACTTCGTTATCCTCATTCATGTAAACGAGTAATCCTACATCACCATAACTCTGCTGAATGCGTATAGCTTCCATTTCGATACCATCCTGATTCGTTTCATCCCAATGCCATTTGAAATCGGCAAAGTTCTTTTTGAGTTTATCAGTCGGATTGCTGTCATGCAGTATGTGATTGCGCTTGTTACCACCTAAACAGAGAGATTTCTTGTCAACAATACGCTGTTGCATAGGAATGCCAAACTTTTTAAACTCAATCTCGCAATAACTGCCATCATCAAGCTTGCAGCATATAGAAGGTAAGTTTGTATCAAACAATACTCTATGAGAATAAGGGTCTAATTCCTTTGCAAAACGCTCTTGGCTTACGACTATCTTGCTGATATTCGGAAGCTGTGCCTCTTTACGGAAGTTTGTCTTAATATCCGAACCATCAGAAGAATCATTGATGGTAATAGAGCGCGAACCCCTCAAAAACGGCTTTTTCAGAAGCAATTTCTGAGGATTCTCCAAAAAATCATTGATTATGTCTTGTCTCTTTCTACTCATCGCTATTGTTATTTAATGATGGTTCAACATCGTTGTTATTTTGTGAATCGTTATTCTCTTGTGGGTCAATCAAACCGAAGTGTCTGCAACAAGCCTTTCTTGAAGGCCAGTAGTTACATTCTCTATTGGTAGTAGGGCAAACAATATCATGCTTACTTGGTACTACAATGATTCGTTTCTGCTTCTGTGACTCTTCCATTTCGAATTTGTCATTCAGCTTTACACGTATATCAGTCTGCATCTTCAATGCATCTTTCGGTTCAAGATTTCCGTCGCTAAGAGCTTGGTCTATCTTGTCAAGCATTTTGAGAAGCTCGTTTTTGTTCTCTTCTTTGGTAATAGCGTTGTTATTAACATTGCCGATACCGAAAGGTTCTAGAACATCTAGCAGTTTCTTGAATCGTGGAGTTTCGTAGAATTTCGCGGCATCCTTTTCACTCTTACGATAAGCAAGACGATACGCTAAAGTCTTATCTTCCAATGCGTCACAGAGGATAGCAAATGCAATGTCTTTCTCATCACATTTATCCCAGTCAATCCGCACGGATTCAAGAATCATTTTTATATTTTCTTTTTTCAGCATATATTCTAAAATTAATAGTACAACGTATCATCATAAATGCTCTGAGCATTAGGATTTTTCTCTTCAACTTCTTGTGCTGCGAGTCTGAACCCTTCTTGTAGCTCGCTACCATACTCCATATTCAAACATGGGTACATTCTCATTGCGCAAGGGTCGAGCAAATCCATAGAACGGTCTTTTCCAAGATTTCGGTTCATTTCCTTCTTGCTCTGCAACTTCTTCTTTCCACTCTGCATCTTATCAAAGCGAACTACCGCGCATTCTTCCATGAACTCATTCTGTATGGAAACTCTGTATTTGAGGTTTTGATGCGTATAAACCGCATTCGCAACCTTATCAGAGAATGTAAGCTGTCCTCGCTTAATCATGTAGCTCAGTCGCAAGTAACATAGGTCTTTTATTGTCATAGCAGACAAATAATAAATTCCCATTGCCTTTGCTGCTGATATATAAGGAATAGCATCGGGTATATAGTCATTGAAATACCTACCTGCCGTAGCATCATAGATAATATGGCTTTCTGCCACTCCCTCACTCGCCGCGAATAATCTAGCTCTTTCCGCATTAATTCGCGGTGTTGAATGCATAACGATTTCGTAATTGACAACGTGGAATCCATTCCACGACAACATCAGAGTATTATCCTTTCCGTAATCTGCCAAGTCGATTGTTATCCACTTGTCACCATTTACGGCTGGGTCTTTAACGAAACAATCTCTTGCCGCTTGGCTAGGAATCGGAATATCCTCTTCTTCTTCGGGGTCAACATTGAAGTTACCCTCCATAAGAGCTTGTGCCATTCTGCCGCCCGATGCAGCTACAGAACCTAAATAGCCAGAGTTGTTTTCAAGCATCTTCTTGTTTGAACCAAGTTTACCTTGATAGAAAACAAAGCTCTTAATCATTACTTCATATCCAAAGTTGCCGCCAATGGTTTTAAGCTTTCTGTCTATATCTATTTTACATTTCTCATAGACTTCTCGCTTAGACATCCCCCAAACAACATCCTTAACAGTCGGTCCTGCACAATAGAAATATCTGACTACACCATCACGCTCTGGGATGATAAAACCATCTGGACCAATATACCAATCAAGGAATATTCTTGTCCAGTGGCTACGCTTCGGGTTAAGTGTTGCAAAGAACTTACCTGTAAACGTCTTGCTCTGACCTCTGTTTCGAGTCATAACGTATGAGAAAACTTCCCAAGTCATCTCCGTCAACTCGTCAATCGCAATCAAATCGTACTCCCATCCTTTCGCGCGCTCTCTCAACTTATCCATATTTGAATCGTCAAGATACGTCAAATCGACAAACGTTCCATTCGGAAATGTAACGCGTGGATTCTCGCTCTCTCTGACTTTTACAAAATCAGCTCCGAATATCTGTTTAAACTTCTCTACGAATCCTCCACCTGCTTTTTGATTACCAAGTGAACGGCGTGAAATCATTGCACGAAAATCTGGGTCGGTCATTAACGGCTCTGCCATCGCAAGCACAAGACCATACGAGTTGTGGGTTGTAATGTAATCATCCGTAATATACAAATGCTTTTCATCATCAACCAAAATGCACTGGCATTCGGCTCTTCTTACCTTTTTGATAGACACAATCTGTGAATGGTCGTTGCCTCTAGCGTACTTTCTTGTTTTGTTCCGCTCATTATTGTACCTAGCCTTATGCTTCTCGCTTGTGAAGATAATATCGTCAGTACGTATTACTATGTCGTAAGCAACACCTTTCGTATATTTTTCTCTTCTGTCTTCTCTGCAAGAACATGTATATCCAAGACTACGACACAGCTCAATAAATGTATCTTTAAGCCTTACACTTGTCGTAGAGAAGCTATAACTATTATCGTAAGGCTCTACATTTCCATCCGTATCAAACAGACCTGCTAACAATTCCTTGCGCTGCTTTATGCTTGCGAAGAGATAGTCTTCGGGTATAAACTTGTTGTACGAGTACGTTGATAACCCAGCGTTGTCTATATAATTCCAATAATCGTCATTATGTGGCGAAAAGAAATATTTGTTATAATTTGTAATGTCTTCTCTTGTATGAATTGTATCTGATAATCGAGCAACCTTTTCTATTATATCTTTTTCAGAATTTGATATAACAAAACAGTGTGAATTACTTCTGCAAGACTTTGCAAGACACCCATCGCCAAGCATAACACCTAATACGTATGGCGGTATTGGCAGTTCTTTCTCGCCAAACTCTATAGCTTTGTTGTTTGGGATGAAATATTTCTTTCCTTGCGACAACCCATCAATCAGGTCTTTTGTCTGCAAAGTCATAGTCCATCCCCATTCCTTATTATGGGAACGATACTTATGCACTTGCTTTGGAGTTCGTACCGTCCATAGATGTTCAAGACCACATTCACACTTTCGTCCATCTAACGTTGTAAGTTCATACACATCTTTCACGCCTTGTGGAAATACAGCAATCACGGTGGCAATTCCATCAAATGGAGTCATCACCTTAGAACCAACTTGCATATCGCCCATAGTCTGCCATCCCGATGGTGTCAAAATCTTAGCGTTTAAGGGCATTTCCTTGCCTCCTCCGAGATTTCCACCACCGAAAACCACATCAACATTGCTACTTGCAAAGGACATTTGAAAGCCCTCTTGTGGTCTGATTTCTATATCTTTATTCGTGTTCATGCTGCAAAGATACCTAATTTATAATATATAATAGAGTGAAATTAATTCTATATTGGTTACGTAACAAATAGAGTTTCTAAAAACCTAAAAATCACCACATTATTTAATTATCTTTGCAGCAGAATTTTAAAAATTAGTAATATGAAGTTTACAAAACAACAACTTTTAGACACCCTAA